AATACATTTAGAATGGTTCTAAATAATATTTCCCCTTCATACGCTGTTGAAAAGGTAGTTTATACACCGTCTATTTAACATAATATTAAACGGAGTGGGCGGGGTTATTACCCTCTTTTGTTATCTTTTTAGGGGGAAAAGTGTAACATTTCAGACCTTTTGCAGGTATTGGATGAGGTTTTGAGGGTTGCCCCTGTTATCTGATTTAATGAGGTTTGTTTTATAGACCTTTCCTTTGCTCCTTATGTTACAAGGGTTTGAGCGGTTTAGTGCCACGTAAACCGAACGGGGGTTTGCTTTGATAGATGAGCACAAAGCGGTTAGGGTTGTGTACGCTTCAGCCCCTGAATCATTAATAAGTATGTATAGCTTCATGAATGTTATTATTTTTAAGCGTCAAAAGTACAACATTTCACCCCAACAAACAAGTGGTATCAATTCCTTTTTAGGGGTTAATATCAAATGATAATTATTCTCATTTAGGAATGTTTCAATCTAAAGTTTTAATTTAGGCGGGAGGGTGCAACGTGCTAACAATCAGCCCCAAACAGGGGGCAGCCCCGAAACGGGGTAGGGGTGTTTTTATACGAACACACGAGGCACGGATTGGGGGGGATAACCAACGTCTTGAGCACAGGATTGTGATTTTGGGGCAACTCCCGTAAATAAGCATTGTTTAACCCCCCCCGTCACTGACAATGGATAATGAAATATGAGTTATTGCCCTCCCCCAAAAGGGTATGGGGTCAATGCCACGCTTTTTTACAAATGGTTATTAAATTAGCTATACTCCCTTTTAGGGTAGTGGTTTAGCCAACATCTTGTACAATGTTGTGTTTTTTGTGTAACCCCTGTAAATGTATGGGGGGGGGTGTTATATGCCGTATGGGGGTTTTTAAAATGGGGGTATGGTGTTCTTCTATATGGGGGTATGGGCTTCTTACCTGTTTGACCTGTGGGGTGACTTAGGGGGTAATATGTTTTTTGTTATTTGGAATGTGTCTAAACTATTGTTTGGTTTGGGGGATACCGTTTGGTGTATTACATTTGCATAAATTTGAATGATATGGAAATTAAAAAAGGTATGTTATTGCGGGCTATTGACCCGTGTACTATGGATATGGGGGAGGATGCTCTTGTTGTGGGGGATGTTTATGAAATACTTGATGTGCTGCTTGATAAAAAACGGTTTGTTGTATCATCAAGGCTTAATGACAAACATATGTTTTCGTTTGATAATATTCATTTGTATTTCGAACCTGTTGCTGTTGCTGATGAACCCGTTACTGCGGTGCAATGGCTTGTTCGAAACCTTAAACACCAATTTCAAATAATTGGGGATGATGAGTCTTTATCTGCGCTTATTGACTATGCCCTTGAAATGGAACAAAAACAAATGGTTAGGTTTGATAAAATAACCCGTTTAGAGGTTATTAATCATGCCGAAAACAAATACACCGTTGGTAGGGTGATTACTCTATATAAAGAGTTGGGATTTGATAGCCTTGATTTTAGTTTTCAAGATAAAGGCATGACACTTAAAATATTTGTTGACTGATTATACTATGTGGTACTATACTGTTTGGTACTATTTGGAATTTATCTAAATTGGGGATACTGTTTGGTGTGTAATACATTTTGGTGTATCTTTGTGGCATGAAACAAACAGCAGTAAACTATTTGGAATCGGAAATCAAGAAACTTAAAATACCTGTTGATTCAGCAACGCAGGTTTCAATGATTAGAATTATTGAACAAGCCCTACAAATGGAAAAACAGCACACGCTTTCCGCACAAATGGATATGTTTCACTTTATAAACAATTTAGAGTATGGGTTGGAGTATTTAGATAAAAGGGATAAAGCAGAAGAATTTGCCGAACAGTATTACAAACAAACGTATGGGGATGACAAATAATATGAAACAAATTAAACACAAATACGACCTTAAAATCTACAACGGCAGAGTAAAGGTCTATGTTGATGGATACGTCATGTTCTCGTTTAACCAAATTGACTTCTTGGGATACTATGCATACAAAGACGACACATCTCTTTTTGGTTTAGATATTCACCTTCTCCGTGAAAAAGCGGGAGGATATACAATGGAAATCTATTTCAAAACAAAAGAGAATTGGTTGAACATCCTTAAATTGCTTGACGAAAACCTATGATGCTTGTACTATTTACCCCTTTATGGGTGGTTATGGGTATTAACTATTTAAAGGATAAAATCAATGAAACCAATAGAACAAGAACAAGCCAATGATATTGTTCGGAATAAACTATCCGAATGGCTGAAAAATGACGGGAATAATATATCGGGAAACTATTTTAAGTGGATGCTTATAGATGTTCTGCTTACCTATACCCAATGGAGGGCTTGTAATAGGTTTCATAGTCTATGGCAAAAAATATGTTTTAAACTAATTTATCCCGCAATTATTTGGATTATAAGGAAAACAATCTAACACTAAATGACACTTACCGAGCAAAACAATAAAACCCCCGAACATACAAGTGTGGTGGTGATGTTCCCATATCCAAGTGGTGCAGGGCTGCACGTGGGACATTTCTATAACTACGCTATTATAGATAGCTATTGCCGATACCTGCGATATGTAGGACATAATGTGTTTCAACCGTTTGGGTACGATGCCTTTGGCTTGCCCGCTGAAAACTACGCTAAAAAAGTGGGGCGTGACCCCCGTGAGGTTACGTATGAAAACATACAAAACTTTTCACGTCAAATGGAAAGCATGAACACTATGTACGAAACCCTGCTTACTACCTCAGATGAAGGGTATCAGGGGCTTGTACAAGAATTGTTTATGCTGCTGCTTACACACGGGCTTGCCTATAAAGCTATGGGTACACAAGACTATTGCCCATCCTGCGAAACCGTACTTGCACGTGAACAAGTTGCTGACGGTAAATGCGAAAGGTGTGAAACCCCCGTTGAACAAAAACAACTTGAACAATGGTATTTTAAAATTACCGAATACAAACAACGCCTGATTGATAACATACTGAACGGCAAATCAGGACTTCCAAAAGAAACCGCTAATGCTCAGTTGAAATGGCTTGAAAACCAACACGATTGGTGCGTTAGCCGCCAAAGGGCTTGGGGTTGTCCTATTCCCATACAGGGCGAAACCGATACTCTTGATACATTCGTTGATAGTAGTTTCTATTTTATCGTGTATCAACTGATAAAAGGATATAAACCCAAACCCATTGACCTGTATGTGGGTGGTAAGGAACACGCTTGTATGCACCTGATTTATGCAAGATTCATTACTATGTTTCTTTATGACATCGGGATTATTGACTTTGATGAACCGTTTAAAAAGGTTATACATCAAGGCATGATTCTGAAAGACGGGCAGAAAATGTCTAAGTCTAAGGGAAACACCGTTAGCCTTGATGACTACGATAGCGATGAAATCAGGTTCTACCTCATGTTTATCGGACACTATTTTGACGGGGGTAGTTGGAATGACCAAAATATCAACGGCATAAAACGCTTTATTGCCCGATTTAAAACATGGATGGGTAAAACAGGTGATGACACCGTTGACCTTGATTCATTTAAAAAAACTATCTTTGCATATACCGAATCGTTTAAATTCAATAAGGTGGTTAGTTCGTTTATGATACTGCTGAACGAAAATAAAAACAAGTCCCTGACAAACAAATGCAAAGACGAACTGATTGACCTGCTTAATATCTATATGCCGTCCTTTAGGCTTAAAATGTGGCAAAACCCATGAAACACAAAAAACTAACATACGATGAGTTTATACGTGATATTATCAATATGGAACTGATGCTCAAACACGTATGCTACGATGACCTTGATGAACAACCCGTGTTCGGTGAATTTGACGGTGTGCCGTTCTATCAATACTTTTCGTTTGACACCAAACGGGAACATGAAGCATGGCGTGAATACGTGTATAAGCGTATATCCGATTGTAACAGCTTAAGACACTATACAAAAAAACTCAAAATACAACTTGTATGTTATCTTGATTTAGTGTACGGTTTCCGAATCAACTACTAATGGTTCGGAATTTCTTTTTCTATTTATTCAAAATATCGTGCAAACTTGTGTTTGCATGGGGTGATATGTGGAACAAACACTAATTTAGTTTGTTTCTACACAATCATTGTATTACATTTGCACAATCATTGAAAATCATAATATAATTCTATGACAAATAAATTCATCCCGAACGGACAAGACAGGGAGAAAAAAATCAAGGCTATTAAACTCTATCATGCCTTTTTAAAACAAAACCACACTAAGTTCCAATGTGTTGCTGATGCGACAAAAGCATTTATTGACGAACATGGGCTTTGTGGGTATGCAAGTTTTGATAGCCTTAAACAGCTAACCCTTAGCTATCCCAAAACGTACAAATTGTATGTATCTAAAGGGCTTGTTGAACAAGACGAACCCGTACATATCAATAAATTGTATTTGGGTAAACACAAGCATAGGGATAAAACCCCTAAAGTAAAACCCAAAGAACTATCGGTTGATGATGAGATTGAGCAGGATTTAAGGGAGTGGAAATCAAAAGCCGAACAAAAGGACATTAGACGAAAGTTCGATAATCTGCTTGGCAGATACAATCAACTGATGCACGACTATGAAACGCTTGCTGCTTTACGGGAATACACCCCACAAGATTTACATATCAAGGAGGTTGTACCAACGGGTAAAAGCATGGCTGCTGCTATTGTGCAGTACAGCGATTGGCACGTGGATGAGGTGGTAAAGGCAAGTACCGTAAACTATAAAAATGAATATAACCCCGATATTGCTAAAAAACGTGCAGTTAAATGTATTCAGAATACTCTGCGAGTTATTAAAACATTCAGACACGACATTGCAGTTAATGACATTGTTATTCAACTTGGGGGTGACTTTATAGGTGGCTACATACACCCCGAACTTGAACAAACCAATTCTATGTCACCGCTTGAGGGTATCCGATTTGCTACTGAACTGCTTGTGAACGGTATTAACTTCTTGGCTGAATACGGAGATTTTGATACCATTACGCTTGTATGTAACAGGGGTAATCACTCCCGATTAACCAAAAAAATGCAGTCAAACGACTACGCTATGAACCTTGAACAAAATATGTACTATGACCTTGCCAAAAAATTCAGGGATGATGAGCGTATGAAATTTGTAATCAATGATGCAGAAGTGGTGTATGTACCTATATTTGATAAAATAAACCGTTTCTTTCACGGGCATCAAGTAAAATCACAAGGCGGTATTGGGGGTATCGGTATTCCGTTGTACAAACAACTACACCGTTGGGACGCTTCACAACACGCTGACTACAACTTTATGTGTGATAAACACACCTACTCACAACCCACCGAAAATTGCAATATTAACGGCTCACTAAAAGGGTGGGATGCGTATGCTATTGGCAAGGGATTCAAATACCAAGAACCCCTGCAAAGTTTACAGCTATTGGACAATAAACGTGGTTATACAATCAGAACAAAAATAATTTGCGAATAATATGAAAAAAATAGAATTAACAGGAATAGAAGCCGAGTTATACATCATGGCGTGTGAACACTTTGGCTCGTTATCACAATTTATTGATGCTGTGACAAATGACAAAGCACAAGCCGAAGATAATGTTTGTCTTCTTAGTCAAAACCTTGAGGAAGCCATTAAAATAGCTGACCACTATCGGGAGTTAGTTGACGCATACCGCAATATGTCACCCCCAAAATTTACATGGTGTTGGATGAAATCGCTTGTTACTAAAAAACCCGTAAACGTATGAAAAAAGTATTAGCTTGGATTGTTTTAATCTCCTTCTTTGGTTGGGGTTTTTACAATATTATTGATAGCCTTATTATCCAACCATGTATTAACTTTTACACCAAATATGGATACGCAGGTGTTTTTACGTGGCTGTTTGTAGTGATTGTAATAATACTTGCAGTAGTTTGCTTGGCTAAGATTTTGAATTGGGCAATAGACAATGCGTAACCTAAATCTTAGGCCAACTTATCTTACTCAATATAGCCCCCTTTGTGGGGCTTTTTACTTTATAGCCCATTTGCTCTAACACTAAACGGGTACTATCGGTTAATGCTGCGTAATGACATCCCGTTGGGGATTTCCTGATGCACTCAATGATGTATTCAATGCCCGTGTCCGTTAGTTTTGACATATCACAAATATAATAAAAAAGCCCCAATTAAGGGGCTGATTTTAAAATGGTGGTTCATCTAAATGTTGTTCAAATCTTGGATTTATGTGATTGAACGGGTTATCAAGTGCAAGGTAATCAACCGTATTGAATATGAACCTGCGCCTGAAAAAGTCAAATTCAAACTCCAACATACCCCGTTTAAATAGCTTCTGCTTCTTTACCTTTAAGCTATGCCATTGACAGGTGGCTGACATGGGTTCTGTTTGAGCAACGGGTCTGTGGTATGCAAATAGGTTGTGTAGCTTGTTATCCCACATTGCACCCCCTGCCATATCATATTTATCGGGGCACTTGTAATTCCCCTCTTCGTCTTTTTGCATTTTGTGTGGGTGGGCTATAATATGAAAATACACATTGTTTTCATTGGCAAATCGCACAGCATCCCCCAAAAAGGCTTCAAGGTACTTGTCATCCCTACCCCCGTGTTTGGAGTAGTCATTAGTCATCGTGTTGAACGGGTCAATACATACTCCCGTTACACCGTGTTTGATTATCAGTTCTAAAAACTTTGCCTTTAGGTATTCGGGGGTTGGGGCTAATGTTTGGGGATACACATAGTAAAAATGTTCCCGTACAAAGTCATACGCTTCCTTAAACTTTTCTTTGCTTGGTCTGAACCTGTTTTCGGGGGTTAAACAACACCCCATAAGTATTTCGGTTAGTTCTAAATACCATTCTTCTGCGGGGTAGTTTTCAGGGCCAAACACAGCAAACTTATCTCCGTCACGTAGTGCTTTGGTGATAGCTAAATACTGCCACATGGTACTTTTACCGTAATTTCCGATACCCGTTAAGGCTGATACCTGCCTTTTCTTCCATTTGTAAAATTCATCAAGGGGTGGGATATGACACGATTCTGCTGATTCGTAACCCATGTCATACAGCCTTTCGGCATCATTCCACACATCTGCCCCGTATATTACGTCTGTGGGCTTGTAATCGGCATCCATAAGGTTGTCGGGGATGGTGTAGCTTGCTTCACCCGATTTAGTGACCATATACACCTCACCGTCTGTATCGAATTGGGCTTTGCCAAAATCTTTCCCGTTGCTGCGGTATGCACTTGTTACGGTACGGTTCATCTCCCGTTGTGAAAAATCGGTATCTCCCACAAGGTAATCCTGCGATATGTAACTTTCTGCATAGCCCTGTTGGATACCAAACCTGCAACACGCTGCTGCTAATTTGTATATGTAAAGGTTTCGCTCACCCCGTACAAAAGCATCACCCCTGTTTTCAAGCCATGTCTTTATCTTTTCGTAAATCTTGTATTCGTCTGTTTCGGGCTTGGTAACCTTTTTTACCTCAATCTTGGGTTCAATGTACACTCTATCCCATGTATCACTTTTGGGATTGATGTATATTTCGGAATCGTAGCTTTCATAACACACTCTGCTAACATTTATCCCTGATTTATCTATTTCGGGGAACACCTGCTGCAACGATTGGAAATGCTCACGGTGTTTGGTGCTGTCTGATATTCTGACTAACACCTTCACCCCATTACCGCTTGGGCTTATCCAACACGCATACGTGCATGGCCATTTAAGCATCTTACCCTTGCGCTCAATAGCTTGTTCGACTGTCTTATAGTCAAAATCAAGCACTATAAATCCTGAGTGTTTTATTAGGGCGGTATCCTTTCGCTCACCGAACTTACCCGAAAACATTACACAGGGTAATGATTTCTTTAGGTCGTTCTGTATTTCTTTGTCTGATTCTGACCGTATTTTATCAATCAGTTCCTTAGATTTCCCGATTTTAATTCGTTCTAAAGCCCCGTCAATAGTAATGGTATGATTGCCCGTTATATCGGATATGTTCTTGTATATTGAAATCATTTATTTTAAATTGAATACATGGTTTAATTCTTCTTGTAAATACCATTGCAAATTAGATACATCCTTCTTAACCCCGATATTCTTTACAAGGCTTTCTGCTGTTTTAAAACTTAATTGCTTCCTATCAACATTCCAATGCCCCACAAATGGGATATGTTTGGGGGTATTCGTAATATCAAAAAGTTCCCCTTTTCTAAAAGCAAGCAATCTCCCATTAAATGTAAATGAATTGCTGTATTTTATTATGTATGGATTTTCGATACTCATAATCAATTAGTTATAACTCAGGGTGCAGGAAGCGGGTAGTTAGCACCAATTTTATGACCGATAATTACGGGCAAAATAACTGATTGATGCCATGCATAACATTCCGAATAAAAACCAAACGGTGCATTTCCATTCGACATTTTCAATAAAGAAGTCCGTAATTCTTGCAAGTATTCCAAAAAGGAACATACAAATAAATGTGAGCATTGATACTAAAATAAACTTTCTCATAATAAAAACTGGTGCTAACATTGGTTTTACGCAAGTGGGGGTTAGCGTTTAAACCCATCTTACGTGCTTCGCTATATACTTACAACCACGTCAAATGTGCCTATTTTACCCCCAAACAGTGTATCGGTTTTGTTTACAAACGACAACAGTATAAACAACTGAGCCGCTTCATCGTACCTCATTTCACCCCGTTTACTCTTATCGGATTTTTTGATTATATAGCCATTGCCATTGTCTTCCAATCCCATTGCAAGTGTACCCCTTATATGTTCGTTATAATGCTCGGAGTGGCTGTAAAACAACCAATAATGGGTGCTTTCAGCCTTATCAACCGCTAAGGTGTATTCTTCTTCACCGTGATTGTTTATGACTTTGTATTTCATACTGCAAAGTTACAATTAAACCTGTTTAGACACGTTCTAAATTACGGGCACGATAGTAACCTTCCTCAATATCAAGGTCTTTTTTCATGGTTTTTATTTCATCCTGAAGTTGGGGGATGCCCCAATTCTCAAACCTTTGTATGAGTTCACGTGTGTCGTACAACGATGCGTTGTCGAAATCCTGTCGCATTTTATAGCGCAGGTAATCCCAAAAGTCTAAATTCCCGCTTTCTCTTTCCATATCTTTTTCCAATTTTGTTCGTTGTGGTTTTTACCAAATGCGCTGTCTAACAGCAAGCTATACTCATCCAACAATTTTTCAAAAGCATCTTTTAGCTTTTCGTACTTGGCGGATTGTTGGCATCCGCAGTCTTTTTCGTCTTGCATTTTTTACAACTTATTTTAATAAACATGGGTTCATCAACTGATATACCCAATGAATTTTCGATTTCATCAATCATTTGTTTGTGGGACTTGGATGCGTATTCGTATATTTTACCGCACCCAAAACACACAAGGTGTGAATGAAAAGGTTTGAAATGTGCGTTTTCATATACCGTTTCACCTGCCCACTTGTACTTAACCAATAAACCACACTCTGTAAGCCATTCAAGGCGTTCTGCGACATTTTTACGGGTAAAGCCATACAATCCTATACTAAAGTTATAGATGTCATTGTATGTAAAATGGTAATCTCCCGCATATAGATAATTAATAAAAGAGATAATACCTTCGGGAACTTTTTTACCAAATTTTTGCTTATACCAATCATAAAATATCCTACGTGCGTGTTCTTGCCTATAATCAATGTACTCAGGATTAGACATACTCAAAATCAATATCTATGGTGTGTGGTGCTGTTTCATCACCCCCGAAATAAGGCCATGACATCCAACCTAAATCGGATTTTTCGTATTGCATCCAATAGTTCAGCAGGTTCTCACGCTCAAAGTCAATATCAAAATGTACGATACCCCGTAAATTCATAACAAGCGAAAACTTGTAAACTTTACCAAAATCCAACTCCACTATGGGTAGGTACATTTCCTTGCCGTAGTAAAACACTACCCCGTCTTTGTAAATGTACGGACATACCTCAATAGTATCATGTAACGGGTTGTATCTCCAACCGAACCTTACGCTATTCCAATGAACAGGGGGTTTAAATCCACCTTTAAACGAGGGGAACATACCGATAGTAAACCCAAACAGCTTGTTCCAATCTAATTGATTTTCAACTTCTTTGGTTTCATACCGTGCAGTATTGTTGAAACTGATATTAAACCGCACCCCGTCATAGGGGCAAATAAGTGACGGTAATGCTAATGCGTGGTGTGTGTGTTTATAAATTTTCATTTTCAAGTTCTCGGTTTGCTTTTTTGTAATTAATGTAGTACCTGCAAAAGTCATCAAACGAACCACCTGCCGCATACGCAAAGTTAGCTAATGTGCTTACCGTTATTTGTGAAATCCACGTGGGGTGTTTCAGGTTCTGAACGTACCTCATGTTAATTTCAATATTGGTTGCTTTGCGCATACGGATTATAAGTGTTCGTATTGCGATGTCATCCCGCATACATATATCCTCAAGATAGTACGAGAATATGGTGCGGATTTCAACCTCAAAACTTTTGTAGTTGACATTGCGTTTTTTATACTTACGCTTGTATTTCACGTAATTAATTGATTACCAATCAGAAGGGAAGCGAATCCGTTGGTTCGTCTTTATCAAACAATATGCTTTCGGGGGTGTCTTTACCCTCAACCTCACCCGTTGATTTGTTGATAAACGCAACGTCTGATGCTAACAATGCCATAAACCATTGACCTTGCCATTCACGGGTGTCATAGCGGTATGTTACTTCTACCTGCTGACCTACGTGGCGTTCTTCGATAATGTCTGTACCTTCTTGTTTGAGTTCAAACACAATCTTTTCTAACTTTTCCTTTTCAAGTACGAACTTGCGTACATAGAATGGCTTGTTGGGGTCTTTACCACGATTTTCACGTTTACCAACCCAATGTAATTTTCCTGTTTCCGTCATCATAAAATGTTAATTATACCACAAAGGTAATACATAGTGTAATACCCTGCAAATTATTTTTGAAAAAATTATCTTCCTTGTCTGTTGTATGCTTTTACTGATTCGTGCTTGTTGCGCTTTTTCTTCTGCACGCCTGTTTTCTTTTTACCGAAACTTACCTTACGTTGTTCTTTTGTGGGTTTGCCTACTTTTGCCATTTTTTAGTATTTCCCACAAATATACTAAATACTGACTATATCTTCGTCACTATTCAATTCGCAAATCTTACCCCCTTCTGTTAGGTCTATAACGGTTACTATTGGGTCATCATCTTCTAAATATGTTACCATAATGGATAGCTGTAAATCACCCATTGAACCCATAACTTTAAATGCTGTTGAAATCATGCCACAAATGTAATACATTAATAGCATTATACAAAATGTATTTTTGCTCAATAGTTGATAGTGTCTAATACGCTTTGTATATAAGCCAAATCAGATTCATCCAATGAAAACCATTCACCACGCACTCTTTTTTCAGCGTATTTTTTGTGCAGGTTAGATTCTAATTTTCTTGAATTTTCGGTTTTACTCATGCCATAAAACAAAAGACTAATTGTTGGTCTTATTGAAAGCATAGTGTGTTCTCTGTATTTGGGGTCTTTAGATATGCCTATTTTGTAATAATTTGTTAATTCATCAAACATTACATATAGAAATGAACCGCTATTATTACCACTAACGGGGGCTTTTCCCGATACAAGGTTTAATAGTTCTTCTTCTAACAAACCCTCATTGATTTTGCTTATATCGTTTTCTTCTGCAAACTTAATTGTGTTTGAAATATATTTGCTTATCAATTCAGCATCGGTCTTTGATAAGTATTGGCAATACCCGTTAAGGTTTATTATTATGCCGTTTTCTTGGTCTATGCCAAGTATAATTGGTTTAGAGAAATCCATAATCCGCATATTATTTAATGATACAAATATACAATTTTTTAAAAAAACACTTGCATTTATATTTTTTTGTTGTACTTTTGTATTGCATTGCATGCGGCTTTGCGGTATATTTGTATCGAATTTCTTTTTGAAGTCATATAAGAATCCCTGCTGGCCGCATACAGTGGGGTTTTCTTTTTTATATGTACCCCACAAATGCATTTTTAGCTTGAAGCATAATGCGACCGTGAAAGTACGAGCAGATTCGTTGATGTTTGACGACAAAACATAATACCCTTTAAATGACGTGCAAGGACGAAACACTATCCTGCGTCAGCCATACAATACTCAGAACTCGCTTATACCGAAGTTAATTGGTTAGGGTGTTTCCATTCTTTCTTGTGGGGGTGGGGGTGGAAACACCTTTTCCTACCTCCAAGCCTTGAATCTGCTTACCCGAAGTTTAATATTGACTTGCTTATATCGGTAGAATAAGTGTGGTAGACAAAGACGTGGTAGACAAAGTTTGTTAGTATAGACAAGCTAATACAATCAAAAAAAAGATTAGTAAAAAGATTAGTTAATTTGAGAAAATAAAAGGTTTGTATTACATTTGCAGTATGAAACAGGATTACGACTACATTAACCCCGAACACTATCAAGTAGGAGATAAAGAGGTATGGCAGATGATGATTGACATTTGGGGTGTTGATGCGTTTATTAGCTTTTGCAGGTTAAACAGCTTTAAATACAGAATGAGATTAGGCTTGAAACCCGAACAACCCATAGAGCGTGATTTAGAAAAAGCATTATGGTACGAAAATATGGCGAATAAGCTACTCAAGTCTAAAAACAACGAAAGGTACGGGGGATGCTAAGATTGTTGATTAAAAAGCGTTATAGGGGCAAAAACGGGCATACCTACATCATAGATAACATTTGGTGGTTAAAAGGTGAGGTATCACACATTGACTTATCCGATGATAAGGGCAAGAAGTATAACATGATTGAACTGAAATGGCTTGATACCAAATTAGCATCAGGTGAACTTGAACCCATAAAATAAAAAAGCCCCGTAATTAATACAGGGCTTTCATAACCATTTCCGTCCGATTGACTAACTGCCGTAAATAAACTTATGCAAAATATCGTTCATATAAGCATTTACCGTAAGTCCTTCTTCCTCCGCTTTTTCCTTGATTTTGTGTTTGATGTCAAGGTTCTCTTTACTCAGCCTGATTACAAACATCTGAGTGCTTTGTTTTTTCTTTTCTTCCATACCGTACAATATTTTGTACAAACATAATACAATGTATGACAAATTCCAAATTAGTGTCCGAAAAAATGTACAACACTATTATCGAAAGGTGTTATTCTTCTGATAGTGAACTACTTGCAAAATATCACGTGCTTGCCCCCGCTATGTTATTCGATTGTGTTGAACACACGGTTGATGTATTCCGCAAAGCCATGAACTTTGAAATGTACGAAGTGTATGACGGTGATAACTTTGTGGGGTACTTCGGGCTTGAAAACTATTTTGGTGAAATATTCCTTTGTGGGTTTTTTATCATGCCCGAATACCGAACCCCAGAATGGAAACGTAAATTCATTGACGAAATAAAATCACGTACCGATGGATTGATAAACTGCTTGTTATACATCAAAAATACACGGGGTATCAAATTCCTGCAAAATATGGGGTTTGAACTGTCCAAAATAAATGATGATGTAGTGTATTTGTTTTTTGACTGAAATGTATTACATTTGTAAAAAATTAAACAACATGAAACTTTTTAAGAAATTAAAACAAGATTTTGAACCACAACCGACACAAAACATTGACTTTTTTAATACTCAGTTTGGTGAAGTAAGAAGGATGTTAAACGAATTGAAAAGCGAAAACAATACTTTACAAAGTGATATTAAAAAGTTACGATTTGAAATTGATAATCCGAAACCCCAAAATGGTGAGAGATTAATAATAAAAGATGAGCCATACATTGTTGTATCGTGCGAAATAGGTCTTTCCAATGTAAGCAGGTATCATCATAGTGATGTAGCTTTAGAGATTGGGAAATATGGAGAATGCCCCGTTTGGGCTATTGGGGTTATAAAAGAAGGAACTTTTGACTTAAAAAAGGCTCTGTATTACGGTAAGGGCGTATATAGATTTGTTTATTAAACAAATAGCGTGTTAAAGGTCTGAAAATCTTTATTTGCTTTTCTGCTGTGTGTGTATTATTTTTGTCTAAAATAACAGACAATGCCAATAACAACAGGTGTAATAGCAGCAGGAGTTGGCCTGAAAGCAGTACAAGGCGGTATGGCTTATGCCCGTCAACGCAGGGCTGAAAAGCGGTTGGATGAACTTTCCAAACAGGCATTACCCCAATACAGCGCAACCCCACAATTACAGCGATATTACTCACAGGCTTTACGTGAAAGCCGTACACCACAAGGATTTACCCCTGAGCAAACCGCAGCATTTGAAAGCGGTATGGGTAAAACCATAAACGCACGTATGGCAGCAGCACGTGGTATGGCAGGTGGTCAATTAAACCGTGCAGTACGTGGTACAAGCATAGCAGACCAATTGGCATCGCTTAATCAGTTTGCAGCGCAGGATGCGGCTATTGCCCGTCAAAACAGAATGTCAGCATTAGGTCGTTTAGGTTCGGCTACAAGCCAAATGCAAAACCTTGCAAACCAAAACGTATCGAATTTGTATCAACGCAGAATGATGACCGAACAGGGTTTAGGCGCAGCCATACAGCAAAACCGTGATATTTGGCAACAAGCCATAGGTGATACAGGTAGTGATTTGATGAGCGCAGGTGTAAAAATGTACGGTTATGAAAATGCGTATGGCGATACAGGTGCAAGAAGCGCAAGAAACATATCAAAATCTTCTATTGATAGGTCAACAAGACCCGAAAAGTTTTTTGACCCCGAAACTCGTCAATATTCATTTGATGGTGGTGCTCAGAACGCTGGATTAAACAGACAGTATCTGAGAACACTTTATGGTTATGATAATAAGTAAAATCACACTATGCCCGTAAATTTAGGAGAAGCAATAGGACTTGGCTCAAGACAACGTATCCGCAGCGGTGAATTAACGCAAGGCGTAAAGGATTTTATACAGCTTGACCAACAGAAACGTGCAAGGCAAGCGGCAAAAGAAGCCGAAGACCAAAAGTACGCAGATGAAATTTATAAGTCATTGACCCTGAAAGTGGGTAAATTAAACCAACCCCGTACAGAAGAAGCTATGCGAACTGTATCGGAATTTGCGGTAAACACCCGCAACAAAGAGGGTAAGATTGACAGGTTAAAAGCACAAACCGAGTTTGAAAAGGCAACAGCCCGATTACAGGCATTAAACAAAGAGCAGGAAGTAGATGATGATAACGCAAAAGTGTACCAAACAAACAGAAACGCATTTGGTGGCATGAATGTGTTGCAGTATGGTGAGGTAATAAAAAATGACCCATACTTAGCTACACGCATTTATCAAGATTCAGGATTTAATGTGCCGATACTTAAAGGTGTAAAATATGTTGACCCCACTACATTTGAAAATCAAACCGCTGAAACGTTGATGAAACAAAAGCAACCCGTTTCAACGGGTAAGACATTAGGGGGTAGTTTGGTTACAAAACGCATGCTAACCCAACAAGATGCAATAGACCTTGCAACAGCCAATGTGGGTGACGGTTCAACAGATTACGCAATTAGCTTGTACTCACAGAACAAGCCTGAGATATTTAGAATTGCAGAAGAAAAGATGCAGAAAGACCCCAACCTAAGCGGGGATTTAGCTATAACATCAGCAATGGTTGATTTAGCAACCAAAAGGTTTTTAAGTCAAGGGCAATGGTTTGATACCGTAGGACTGCGTAGTTCACGTGACGGGGGTAGTGGAGGTAAACTAAAAAAAGGTTGGAACACAGGTGTTCAAGCCGAAAACCTCGCTTATGAAGAACAGGCAGCACCAACAACCCCATACGATGAATTACTTGGGCCGCAAAAAGGTCAAAAGAAAGGTGATGTAGTTGGATTTGCAAAAGATTCAGGTCGTAGTGTTAATGACTACAAAGGGTTTTTATCAAACATACCAAGAGTTGACCCAGTCGCAGCAGATGAATCAACCAAAAAAATAGTATTGACATATCAGGGTGGTAATGTAACAAACACAGATATATTGTATTTTGTGCAAGACCCGATAACCCGTAAGTGGTTTGCAAAGGTTTCAGATGAAACAGCAAGCAAAATGTTTGGTGAAAGACTACTTAGTTCAGCAGGTTTGATACCCCTTAAAGAACAAGATTACGGTGCAATAGCATCAGCATACGGGGAAAAGAAAGAAAATTTTGTTAAGTTGCTTAACGAAACATCTGCCAAATACCTACCCAAAACGGGGGGTACAACAGAAAAGAAAGCGACAACAGGAAGTAAACAATCAACCGTTACGGGTGGTAAAGTAAGATAGCTTATATATGGAACAGCAAGACCCAATAAAAGACGCTCTTAGAGATTTTGTTGCCACGTCTAATAGTGGCAAATATAGCAGTGAAGATGAATTGCTATCTAAATTTCCCGAGTTAAAAGGCTTTGATAAACAAGTTTTACGGGATTTTGTTGCTACATCAAATAGTGGTAAATACAAAACAGAAGAAGAAATATTTTCAAAATTCCCTGAGTTTCAGGACATTAAAAAAAAAATACCTACAGAACCTACTACGTCCGTTTCAAAGAGTGGTGGAGTACCCACTTCCCCGTTAATATTTACATCAGCATCAGAATCACCCGAAGGGAAACCTAAGACATTTGGTGAGATTGGGGGCGCACCGCCTAAACCAAAGGCACTAAAGGAAACTTTAATTTCTCCAAAACCGCAAGAACAACCCACCTTTGGTGAATTAGCCGAACAGGGTAAGATAAAGCGTGAAGAAAATAAAGACAAGTATGCTGTATTTCAAGGGTATGAGGGATTGCAAAGCGAACTTAGTGCTATTGATAAAGCCCTTAATTCAAGTGAAATAAAGAACGCATCCCGCTATGTAGATAAGGCAGAAAAGGATTACTTGCTTAATAGAAAAGCGGAGTTGGAGAATAAACGGCTAACAACCAAGCAAAACGCTACATTAAACTACAAGCAAACACAAGCAGAGTTAGATAAATTCATACAAGGCGACATCAAGACAAACGGGCTTGATTATTTTACAAGAGTAAACAATAGTGGTTTTAAAGTAGCCGACCCCGAAAAAATTGATGAGTGGGCAAAGAACCTTTCCATGATGTCGGGGATGTCCGATGAGGGGTATTTCAAGGATTTGGCTTACAATAAAATGAAATCCAATATTCAGTATGAAATAGCCAAGCCCGAAATTGAAAAGACATTTAATTCATTGTATGAAAAGAAGTATGGCAAAAAAACACAGCAAGACATACAAGCAGAGTTTGAAAAAACATTTAAGGCGCAGCAGGATATAGAGCAACAGCTAACATTGCAGGTTTCATCGGTTGTTAATCAGATAAAGCAATCGCAGCAAGCGGATATTAACCAAATAAAAAACACATATCAACCCCAATTAGATGCACTTAATGTTGGGTATGAACAGCAAACACAAGAAATAAAAACCCAAGCTAATGCTTTAAATCAACTTTATACCACAAAGCAAATATCCTATGAGGATTATGTTCGAGGTATAAACGAATTAAACGCAGGCATACAGCAATCAAACGTTCAATACAAAGAGCAATTTAATGCAGCAGCAACAGAATACCTTAATGCACAGCGTGAACTAAACGGTAAATATGCTGCAAGGTACAAAAGGCAGGTTGCTGAATTAAAGGCAATGGCTGATAATAGATTAAAGCAAGAGTTAGCCAAATACCAAAAAGAATACAAAATATCACCCGAACTTCAAAAGCGATACAATGATACGTGGAAAGAAGCCACCAATGTGTTTGCTGAAAGCGAAGAGGGGCTAAAACGTGGGTTGGATGAATTAAAACCGTCATCTTATGTTTTTGCTCAATCCGTAATAAGTGGGCTTGGTGGTGCTGTAAGTTCTTTGTCAACATCACTTGGGTATGACGGTGGTAAGGTTATGGGGGATTACCTATCAAGTATGTTTACCCTATCAAACCCCGAAATAAAAGAAGCAAAAGACCTTTTAGATTTAACCAAACTTTCTCGTTCAACGGGTGAAATGATTGGTGGTATGTTGCCAATAATGGCTGCACAAGCAATTACAGCAACAGCAACGGGTGGTTTATCAATACCCACTCAATTAGCATTACAAGGGGGTGTTGCGTTTACGGTTGAAACCGCACAGTTGGGCGGTGCTATGTACGATGAAACATTTGAAAGAACGGGTAATGTTGCAGAAGCAGAAAAAGCAGCAGCAAAGGTAATACAAGGAAACTTATATCTTTTACCACTTTATGCAGTAGACGGTCTTCCATTCATAGACAATGCAACTTTAGGACTTAAAAATATTTTCTTAAAGGGTGCAGCCAAAGGTGGTGTTGAAGTAGCAACCGAACTCCCACAAGAGTTTTTTCAGGGGGCTTTTGAAGATTTAGCCCGTTCAAACAAAGATATTAGTCAAATAGGTGAAAACATAACATTAGATAGGCTTGAAAATACGTTGCTAAACATAGTTCCGTCATCTTTTGCTATGGGTGCAACCCCTACATATTTGGGGGACATGAAAAACTTATGGACTAAAATTGAAGCTAAATCATTAGCAGCCAAACACGATTTAAGCAAATTATCAGAAACCGCTGTTCAGCAGTATATGTATGATATGTACCTTAGATATGGGGAATCGTTTTCTAAAGCATACTTATCGGGTTTGTACCAAAGCAACAAAATTGATGAAGTACAAGCAAAGCGTCTTACAGATATATTAGATTCAGCCAAAACCGTTATTGAAAACTCAGAAAGGTTTAAACTAACAAAAGGGCAAAGTAAGGTATATGCAGCATTACTGTTTGATTACGAAAACGCTAAAACAGAAGCAGAATCAGCCACAGATGAAATAGTAAAAGATTCGCTTAACAAAAAAGCCAATCAATTAAAAGCAATAGCATCAGATTATCTTTCAAACAAAAATGCTGAATTTGCGGTAATAGTATTACCTAACAATGAACAATATGTTGTAACATTGCAGGAAGCAACCGATATGTTAGATGATGCAAGTTTTTCTAACAAGGTAAGGGCTAATGAGGTAAAGATAGTACCACAATCAACTCAAAAAACAGAACAATTTAATACTTTAGAAAACAGATTAAAAACCATAGCAAATGAACCCATTACAAGAACTGACGAAGGAAGAGTTACTACAACTGAAGAACCAATTAGAGCAGCAGCTACAACAGGTGAAGAAGGAGTACAGGAAACGAATGTACCTATTGGAGAAGAAGTAGTCCAAACAGTTGAGGGAGAAAAAGCAAAGCCAACAGAACCCGCACAATCGGATAAGTCTTACATAGAAGCACAAGAGGTAACAGCAAATGTTTCAAAGGAAAATCCCGAAGCAAGTGTATTAATACAACCTAAAGGGGATGATTTAGTATTAACAGCAGTATATGTAGGTAAAGAAAAGCGTGGAAAGGGTATTGGCTCAAAGGTGCTTGAAACCGTAAAAAGCGAAGCAGATAGACTTGGTAAAAAAGTAGTATTAGATGCCACAAACGAATTGGATAGTGAAACCAATTTGGAACGACTTGGTAATTTTTACGAAAAAAACGGGTTCAAAAAGATTGGTGAAAATAAGTTTGAATACACACCCCAAGAAGTAGTATCTGAAACTCCTGCATTAAGAGATGTAGAGAGTACGGCTAAGGCGTTGGAGGGGGTAAAAGGGAAAAGTGGGAAAGATGTTTATTTGGAAGCCCAAAAAGCAGGTAGCGAGAATAACGATTTTGATGAAAACATGAGTGAATATCAAAATCAAATTGAGCAAAATGAATATTTGTTATTAAATATACCAATAGAAAAATTAGTAGAAAATGACCCTGATTTAAAGGAATACATAGATGCTGGCATAGATGAATCTTCCCCCAAAAGAAGTATTAAACAACCAATAATTATTGGAAACGCAGAAAGAGGGTCGTTTAATACTATAAAAGACGGTGTTATTGATGGTTTTCATAGAGTAGAGCAATCTATAATAAATGGTGAAAAGTTTGTAAAGGCGTATGTGCCTAAAAACTCGAAATTAATTTCCGAAGCGTATCACAAAGCAAAAGCAGACAGAAGCAATCCTGAATTAGTAAAAGCAGTAGAGGAACTAATAACTAAACAATATGAACAAGAAATCAAACAAAAAGATGCCCAACCCCTGTCAGAAGGGGTACGAGGCTTACGGACTGAAACCGAAGAACGGGAAGCAAGTGCCCAACTGCGTACCGAAAAAGAAGAAGTAAAACCCGAACTAACCCCCGCAGAAAAGACCAACCTTGAAAGTGTAGGAGAACAAGTAGGTAAAAACTTTAGAGAAGTACAGAATGTATATGCTAAATACGGTGAGGGTAAGCCCCTATCAGAAATAACAGCAGAAGATTACCGCAAAGCGCAGGAAAAGCGTGACGCATCAAAAGCCCCTGACATTGAACAGGTTGCCCAAAAATCAGGCATAACGCCTAAAAACCTAAAAGACCTGTACAACATTAACAGAGATTTGTTTGGGCTTGATAGAATCAAGTCTTTTGCCTCTGCAATAGCAATGGATAGAATGGTGGGGGCGATGGCTAAACGAGCAGGTATTACCAAAGAACAAATGTATGGTAGGTTGGATTTCAAAAAAGACACACAAGAAAACGTACTAAAAGCCGACAATGCGCTATTTCAGGGAACAGTAAACGGGCAAGAGGTATCATTAAAAAACATCGATATTGATGTAGTAAACGGGTTTTACTCACCCATAGAGAAACGCCTTGCCGAAACCAAAATTGAAAAGCAAAGCGCAAATAAATGGCTTACTGTAATAGGCAAGGGGGATGAAGCTACTTGGACAGGAGTAAGAGCATGGCTTGAAAGCAAAAACCCACAAGAAACTGTATCTAAATCTGAAATCCAACAATGGATGAAAGATAATAGGATTAGTGTTGTTGAGGTGGTGAAGGGAGAAAAAGAAAAGCCAAAGCAATACCAAAGGTTTGATGAAATAATAGATACGCTTAAAAGCAGGGGTTACGATGTTGAGGTAGAAGATTACGGAGGCATGGATATGGGTGTAAGAGGTGTAGATGATGGGCAGGTGTACTTAGACACAGGTAATTATTATTCAAAAAGGGAAGATTTAATAAGAGAGGGGTATTCCGTAAAAGACACATACGAAGAAGATGTTAAACTTTTGGAAGAGGCAAAAAAAATAGCATCAAACCTTGCTTACAGACAACAAAAAGAAGATACTTTATCTGAAACCAAATTTTCCCAATACCAATTAGAAGGAGAAAAGGAAAACTACAAAGAGATATTGGTTACGTTGCCTAATAAAAATAAATATGATTCAATAGAAAAAAGAGAGAATGACAAGGCAAAAGAGTTATTTGGTAAAAGTTTCGATGAACTTGATATATATGAAAAAGGTAAGGTAAGCAATATTATTGCAACCCAAAGTAGAGAAATTGTCGGTTTTAAATCCACCCACTTTGACGAACCTAACATCCTTGTTCACTTGCGTATGAACACCCGTACTGATGCAGATGGTAACAAAGTATTGTTTTTGGAGGAAGTGCAAAGTGATTGGGGGCAACAAGGAAAGAGAGAAGGTTTTGAAATAGACAAATCGCAAAAAATTAAAGAACTTGAAGAAAAGTTAAAACAAGCGTGGGAAAAACAATCTAAAGAAACTGACTTTTTAAAAAGAGGTGAAATTTACGAAACAGAAGTAAAGCCACTTGGTTTTGCACTTGAAGAAGCTAAAAATCAAAACAGAATACAAAAAACTCCAACCGCACCATTCGTAACCGACACAAACGCTTGGACTAAATTAGGTTTAAAAGTAGCATTAAAAGAAGCAGTAAAACAAGGTGCTGATAAGATTGCATGGACAACAGGAGAGCAGCAGAATGACAGGTATGATTTGAGTAAATCAGTTGATAAAGTTTACTACAATCCAAAAACGAAAGAATTTGGTTATTTTGGTACAGACAATTTACAGCCCGATGTGTTCCCTAAAACAGAACCAAGCAAGATTGTAGATTATGTAGGTAAAGACGTTGCAGAAAGATTATTAAATTCAGAAGTTAATGAAGATGGGCTACAAGAACTAAAAGGCAATGATTTAAAAGTAGGTGGTAAAGGAATGAAAGGCTTTTACGGTTCACCAACAGAAGGTAGTTTAGGCATAGTAGGTAATGTAGCAAAGAGTTTATCTAAGCAAGAGCCGAAAACTATTGAGATAACAACACAATTTAAACAACCTACACAAGAAATATACGAAAGCCCAAATGGCAATTGGTTTGTTGATTGGACAGAAGAAAATGGTAGAACATATCAAAAAACATTTAAAACAGAAAAAGAAGCAAAAGTTTGGGCGAAAGAGAATTTAACAACTACTACATCAACCCAACACTCCATAGACATAACGCCTGAACTAAGAGCGGAAGTAGAACGTGGCTTGGCATTATTTCAAAGAGAACAGGGTGGCAAGGCTAAGGGTGCAATGGTAGCAGCAGACGGAAGTTACGTTATCTACGCCTTAACAGACCCCAATGTAAGCACCCCGTTACACGAACTTGCCCACGTATTTGAGCATTACCTGACTGATGCAGAGATAGCAACCGTAATTAAAAACGCAGGTACAAAAGGTTGGACAACCGAAACAAGTGAATACTTTGCAAGAGGTTTTGAAAAATACCTTGCAGAGGGTAAATCACCTATTGAAGCCCTAAATAAAGTATTTGCCAAGTTCAAAGAATGGCTTACCGAAATTTACAATGGCATAAAAGGCTCAGGCATAGATGTTAAGCTAAATAACGAAATGCGTAGTATCTATGACAAGATGCTTGGTGTTGAAAAGCTAATTGACGAGCAGGTAGTAGATGAAGTAGCCGAAAAGGTAATACAAGCCCGTGATGCAAAAAGGGGATATGACAAGAAAGGTGGCAGGAAAAAAGCATTTGAAACCCAAGCTACGCTAAATGAAAAAGCCCAAAAAGCAATGGACGGTGTAGATACCAAATCCCCTGAATATGAAACCGTTAAGGCTATCGAAGAAAACATAGACGATATTATGAATGATTTGATGAACAACGGTTTAATAGAAGACACAGATTGTGTATTATAGCCCAAAAAATAGTATATTTGCATTATGCACGACATATATAAACTTTCGCAGCCCGTTATTGATATAATCAATCCATTAGCTAAAATGGAGTTATTTCAAACAAGTTTCTATACCCGATTAGGGGCAATAGCAAACAACTTGGGATTCCTTGTAGCCGAGCAGTATTTCTATGCTGAAAGCAACGAGGAAAAGACACATTTTGATATGTGGAAAGATTATGTACTTGGCAGGGGAAATGACTTTGACGTGCCAACTATTGAAGCCCCCGATTTGAGTGGTAAATCATTGTACGAACTAAGCGAACTTGCCCTTGAAATAGAAGCAGAGGTAAGCGGTATGTACCAAGATGCAGCCATGAAGGTGTTTCCGATTTGCCAAATGACATACCGCAAAATGCAGGAGTTCATCAAGATACAAGAAGAAGCCATGAAGTTTTACGTTGACGTATGTACGGTATTGGTAGGACTTGACAAAACGGGTGAACTTGTAGTAGAAAAAACACTGTTTAAAGCATAATGGCTTGTAACTTAACATTAAGTAGTGAACTTGCTGAACGGGTAGGTTTAAAGGATAAAGACGGTAATACACGCAAAAAGATTACCCAAGCCGAGTTTTTGTCTTGGTTATCAAAGGGTAACATAGAGCAGTTGATAGAAGAAGGCGTGTTAGATGCCAAAAAGTTTCAGAAACTGCGTGATGCGTTATACACCAAAAAAGAAGCACTAAAAGCAGCAGCAGCCGCAACGGGTAAAACTAAGAACTTAAAAGCAGCTATTCGTGAAAGCATAAAAGGTGCGGTAAAGTATGTAACCAAAACCGTAGGCGATTTTACAAAAGAGTTATACAAAGCCGAGCAAGCGGGGTCAAAAGCAGGTGCGAAGTATCAAAAGCAAATAACAGCCGAATTACAACGTGCATTTTCTGAATACCAAAAGGAAAATCCTCTACCAAAGATTGCAGACAGAACAAAGGCAACAAGAATGAAACTTGCGGTTGAAAGACGTGCAAAGCGTATAACCAACCAAAAAAGCCTTATAAAAGCGATTGACTATTACAATAACTTACTGCGTGATGCAGAATACATTGAACGGGTAGATGCACTACGCAAGGCGCAGAAGGCAGTACTGCGTGTAAACAAAGATGGATTACCTGCAACAGACCTTGCGTTCATTACGCAAATACGTGGCATTATACCGGAAAGGGTGTTTAACATTGATGCGTTTACCGAAGCGTTAAATGCGTATGCAGCAAACTTAGGTGCAAAAGCACCACAAACACTTGACATACGTAAAAGGTTGCAGAATTTATTTGCCGAGCAAGCAGATTTATTAACCGCACAACAAGAAGAAATAGACAAGGCAAAGCGTGAGTTCTATGACGATATGTACCAACAAGCCATTGCAACGGGTGTTTTTGAGGGCACAATAGATGATTACATCAATTGGCTTGAATCCCCCATTGTGGAAAATATGGTACAACCCGCAGAACCCTCCACAGATAAAAAAGCCGAGTTTGTAAAAGAGTTCAAAGACTTCCTTAACTTCCTTGTGGATGAAATGGATTTAAGTTCCATTATAGGTGAGTATGACGGTACGGTAGAACAGAAGCGACAGATACGTGAAATGTACCAAAGCATAGTAGGTGCAAGCGAAGAAACGCTAATGAAAGTGCCTACTATCAATTTGATAAAACTTCAAAACATACTCAACAACATAGTAAGCGAGGGGGATTATACGGGATTTGGGGATATGATACCCCAAGTAATTGAGCAGACCGAACGGTTAAAAAACTTACGTGGTTTAAACTTTAGAAACATAGAAACAAAGTTATTAGGCGATAAGAACGTAAAGAACTTGCAGGTGCTATTAAATTCCATAATAGCGGGTAATTCTGATGCGTTTATAGGGCAGTTGTTTGGGCGTACATTTGGTAAGTTTGCAGCAGCCCAAAAGAAATTAGCCTTTCTTATGGCTGAATTTGATAAAGAATTAGCCAAAGCAAAGGATAGCTATAAGACAGCCATACACGTAGATACTATTGGGTTTATCAACCAATGGCAAGCGGGTATGACACAAGAAGAAGCCGAAGCCCATGTACGTGAACGTGCAGAGCGCAGGGCAAGTGATTACGCATCGGTTATCGAAAATAACACCCGTGAAGGTCAAACCGAAAGGCAAAAGGCACTTGTAAACGAAGCGGTAGTGGGGCTTGAATACTTGCAAAAAATAGGTGCAATATCCGATTTAAACATAAACAGAGAAACGGGTGAGGTATCATTTGAACCCGTAGAAACATTTGTGTTTGATGAAACTATAATGAACAAGGACGAAGCGCGGGTGTACAACTTTGTACGTAACTTCTTTGAAAACAATACCGAAGATGTTATGCGTAACATTGCGGTGTACACAGCCCGTCCCGCAGAAAAATGGATAAACTATTACCCCACCGTAACATATCAGCAGTACCAAACCGCAGAAACAATAGAAAGCACATCGCAGATATTCCCAACGGTAAATATGTACCCCGCTGTTCAAAAACAATTTGGTGCAACCAAGCAGCGTAAAGGCTTAAAGCACGATAGAGTGTATGCAACGGGATTAAGACAAGTATTACGGTACGGTGCATATCAAAACATAGTAATGCGAGATATGCCATATTGGAAAAACTATGCGTATCAATCAGCACTTAAAACCGCACCCGTATATCAATTTTTAACCCAAGAAAAGGGGTTAGATTCAATGGATGTTGACTATGTGCGTTCAGCGGTACAAAACTATATAGGTGCTAAATTCAACCACGCAGCCATATCAAAAGCATTTGAGCAAACGGGTAAAAAAATATTGAACTCGGTATTTCAAGGTTTTGTTAGAACGATTATACAAAAGCCGTCACAGATTATAAAGCAGACAGCATCCCCCGCAGTATATATGCTGATACGTTCGCCAAAGTTTTATATGGATGCCATATCTGTACTGCAAACCCGAAACGGAATAATAAAAGACGGTTTAAATAGGCTTTACAGCGAATCGCCCGAACAGCTAAGACAGCTACTTGGGCAGATAGAATTAAGTGAAAAGCAATTAGCTTTTGAAAAATCCGAAACAGTAGCAGGACAAAAGGCTGCACTAACATCAGAGCGTGTTTTAGATACGTTATCAAAAGTATCCGACTTTGGTATAACCATGTTAGCCGATAGCTTAACGGTAAAAACAGCGTTTTTAACGGGGTACATTGAAAGTCTATATAAGCGTGGCGTAGTGAAAAACAAGCAAGAGTTAGCCAAGCATTTTGAAGATATAGGTAATAATGTTATTGAACCTGATGAGCGTTCATTGATTGCGGGTTCAAATTATCAAACCAAAGCCAACAACGCAAGTGACCCCGACATGGCTCCCGAAGCATTGCGTTCAAAAGGGGGCAAAACGTTATACTTTTTGAAGTACATAGGTATGACTATGCAGCAGTCTGCAATAGATTCATTGCGTACAACTTTTGATGACAGAGCAACCCCACAAGAGAAAAGTGTTGCAGCACGTGAAGCATTTGCTTATTTGGCACAAGCAGCGGTGTTTAGAGTTGTATCACTCGGCATAACATCATTAACCGTAGATATTGTGGCAAAATATTTACTTGATATGCCCGAAGATGAGGAAGAAAAAGAAAAAAGAAAAAATATAAAGTGGTACACAGCAACGGGTATGTTTATTAAGGATATACTCTTTGCAAGTAGAAACCTTATATATGATGTAACAGCATCAGTATTTGTAAATCTTTTGGTGGCTGCTAAGGTAAAATCATTAAAAGAAGAATACAAAGAAAAGAATCCCAATGCAAAGAGCACACCATATGACGGGTATCAAGAGGGGTATAATATGTTTTTTGGCGACCCCTCATTGGACAACACATCAACGGGAGTAATCATAGGTGCAATGCAGGGGATGTACGATATATATGAAAAATACGAAAAGAATGCAGATAAATTTGGTGACGAAGGCTTTAATCTAACCCCTGAAATGGCAGCAGCGGTAAAGGGTGTTCCATTTTTGTTGGGTAACGGTACATTGAATGAGTTGTCGGGTTGGAATATGCAGGGTAACATTAAGCCCGAAGACACCAAAACAGCTAATTTATCAGCCAAAGCGGGTATCCCGTCAAAAGATGCACGTCAAGCCATAATCGAATACGGCAAAATAGGTGTAAATCACCAAGATAACAAGTACGATGAAAACGGCAATCTGCGTAAATTGGGTTATAAGAATTTTGTGTTTATACCACCCCAAAAAATAGTAACCGATGACAATATAGATAGCAACATACGGGTGATGCTGTCAAATGAATTTAGGCTTATACTGAACGGGCAGCAAGCGCAAGCGTGGTTGGAAATACGCAACTACATGAAAAATAGAATAGAAAGCGCAAAAGCACAGCAGGATGTAGGTAGTGAAGTAGATAAAGCCACAAAAGATTTAGGGTTCAGCGTAAGCAGCAAATTGCGGGAAAAGATTATAAAAGACGCAATAGGTGTACGTGAAAGCTATTACAATCAACTTGCAAATCAAATCATTTACTATTTATCAAATGGACAATTAAAAGAGTCACAATTAGGTAGTGCATTTGGTGTTGATGACGCAAAAGCCAAACAGCTATATAGTAAATACAGAAGTTTAGGTTCAATCAAGCAGATACAAACAATACAAGAATAATATGGCACTTGAAGTAAAAGAAAACATAGTAATCAATGACCCCGATGGATTAGTAAGCGAATTTACCGATGTAACGGGAGTATATAGCACCAACAACACAGGTGGGTACGGCACACCAAACATTGACTACGGTGACGTAGAAATGGTGCGCCTTAAAGTGGGTAACTACGAGAATATATCCCTTGAGTTTGTTCTTGATACCGCAGGTGCGCCACTTGGTCAATACTATGAGTATCTAAAAATCGCAGGAACACCAAAGGTGTATGACGGCAAAACCATATCGGTAGGTGAGTATTTTATTCCACACGTTGCAGGATTAACCGTACAAAGTGGTGATGAATTTACCGTAACGGGTTTTTACAGCGCACCCATATCACCCGCTACGTTTTTACCCGCAAACACTAATCCTATTTTATACCTTAATTCGGTTCAATTAGGGCAGTACGGTTCGGTAGGTGTAATATCCGACAACCTCATAAGCGCACAATACGAGGTGTACGATAGCCTTCAAATAGGTGGTTCAGCCGTAGCCGATGCAACCTACATGGCATATAGTTCAACCGTAACTTACGGGGGTAATACATACAGATTAGGTGAGGTATTTACTGCAAGCGCAGCCACAGCCATAACGGGTACGGTGGTAAAATTAGCATCATCTGTAAGCCAAGATTTTGTATTAACCTACAACATTGACAAGGCAATAAACGAATTAGTAATACGTGCTAAATCGGGCGATTGTTCATGCTACGATGATATTATTGAGGGTGTGTTAAGGGTTAGATTACTGCTTGACGGTTTGAAATGGCAAGCAAAATCAGGCACACTATCGTGGATGAAAGGGCAGGATATATTAGACTACTGCACACAAAAAATCAACGAATTAACAAATAGTAGCTGTTTTTAATTAATCAAAAATTGTCTATATTTGTGGACAGATGTCATTTTACACCGAACAACAAATAGAAACTTTGACCGAAAATGCCGAGATTACCTATTTAGCTAAGGCGCAGGTAATTGCGACAATATGGGAAAGCGGTATTGACAAGGTTCGGGAAAATAACATTATTGATGAAATGAAAAAGGCAAAAGCAATGATTGACGTTTGCAATAGCCCGATAGCCACGATTGAGCAAAAGAACGATGCGATAGATGAGTTGGGGCGATTAGGTTATACAAGCGGTGCAACGGCAGGATATTCGGTAGGGTATGTAAGTAATTATACCAATCTGTAATGGCAGTAGATATTATATTTCGTTCAGGCAATGGCAACCCGCTAAGTTCAGCGCAGGTTGATTCCAATTTTAAAGCCCTAAAAGTAGCCGTTGAAGCCCTGCAAGTTGCGGGTAGTGGCGTAACAAGTGTTGGGCTTAGTATGCCATCAGGATTTGCGGTAGCCAATAGCCCCGTAACGGGTGCAGGTACACTTGCTGTTACAACCACATTAAACGGGTTTGTAAAGGGCAATGGTAGTGGTTTTACCGCAGCAGCAAACGTAAACGCAGCCACAGAATTAACGGGTGTAGTTCCCATAGCCAATGGGGGTACAAACGACAATGGTTCATCATACGCAAGCAATAGGGTGTTGGTGTATAACGGAACAAAATTTGTTACCGCATCAACCACCACTACTGAGGTTAATTACCTTAGCGGTGTGACAAGTAGCGTACAAACCCAAATCAACGGTAAAGAAAATACTATTACAACCCTGCCAATCAATAAAGGGGGTACGGGATTAACCGCAACACCAACCAACGGACAGTTGTTTATAGGCAACGGTTCGGGCTATACCCTTGCAAATATTACATCATCAGACGGTAGCGTAAGCGTAACCAATGGTGCGGGTAGTGTGAATTTAACTACCGCAGTAAACATTGATAATACCGCATTTGTAGCCAAAAACGGAAACGATGCAACGGCAACGGTAAATTCGGTTGTTAATAAGTATTTGACTATTGGTGCAGCCTTAGCGGCAGCGGGAGCAGACACCGTGTTTGTTTACGCAGGAACATACACCGAAGACATTACCCTTAACAATGGTCAAAAGGTTTATTTACAAGCAGGTGCTATAATAGACGGAACGGTAACAATGGGTAATGGAACTAACTATATATTGGGTGAGGGTTCAATAGAAAAGAGTTCAGCAGGTGATGCCGTATTAATCAACGGTAATGGCTCATCATTTAACTACATAGGTTGCTTCCAAGTAATAGGCGGAACAAATGCAACGGGACACGCTGTTAGAAAAACAGGTAGCGGATATGCTGAAATTACCCCCACTTGTAGGGCTATATATGCACGTAGCGGTAGTGATATGGCTATTGACAACCAAGCGGGTACAATGCACATCTTTTGTCAATTTGTACAAATTACGGGGGGTACATCAATAACCACCGCATTGATTAAAAACTCGGCTACAATGTTGTTGGATATTGACCAATTCACCACATCAGAAACAAGTGCCACCCCTGCATTATTGATTGCGGGTAGCGGTAGCAGCAGATACTACTTTAACTTGTGTACGGGATTTGTAGAAATAACGGGTACGGGTAAAAACAATATACGTGCTAAAGGTTCAACGGGCGCAATAAAAGTAAACACGGGTAGATACCCGATTAACATTACCACAGCATCCGCAACAGCAATAAAAGTAAGTAATATGAACCTTGCGGTAGTGGGATACGGTGGAACAGACAGGGGGATACGTTGTTCAGCAGCCAATCAAACGGTTTGGATTGACGGCAGGGTGGTATCAAACGTTGACCATTCAAAAGCCCCTGACCCATTTGCTATTACAATCACGGGCGGAACATTTACAGTTAATACAGCACTTGACACAACTAACCCATAATGGCAAACGAACTACTCATATCATACGACAGGTACACCTTACAGCAAATTGATATTTACGATGCCACAGATTATCCTATCGGGCTTGTAACAAAAAACAGTATCAATCAAACAAGGTTTTTATTTGCCACCGTAAACACAATTAACAATCGGCAATTAGACGTAACAACCCTTGAAGCGTATAAGGAATATGACCTTGTAGGAACGGGTAGTATTACGGTAAACGGTGTAACATATAGTGCAGGCAGTAGCGTAGTGTTTGCCAATGACGAAACCCCGACTATCCCCGCAGGATTAACGATAAACGAAAGCGGTTATTATGTGCCGTACAGCACGTATATTCCAAGTGTAGATGACTATGCAACCATTATCCCAAGTTCAATGGGCTTAACGGGTAATGTATTCCCCGATAGCGTAATACACATTATCTACGAAACATACACCACCGAATACCTTGCAGGCGCAACTGCCCCGTCAGGCACATACATAGTGCAGGGGACACAAGGCGATAGTATATCCATAGGGGGTGAAACCTATTATGTTGGTGAGGTATTTACAAAAGGTGGTTCATTTACATTTACCAATAACGCAGGAACAAATAAAGTTGTAAAGTATTTCCAAAGCGGTGATGCCTATACGTGGACAGACTACAACGCCTATCAGGTGTATGAAAGTTACGTACAAGCCCTTGCACAGGGGAAATGCGGATGTGATAGTGATTTTGTAGGAAACTACTTAAAGGTTTACAGCCTATTAAACAGTTTGTACATATCGGCTGAACGAGATGTAAACGTAGATACAGATTCAATGCAAGCAGCATTAGATGAAATCAATACATTGTACAGTGTAAAACCCATGTGCTAATGCCAACCCGTAACAGTACACAGATAAACACATTGTTTGATAAGGTAGTAGCCAAGTACATAGGTTATATGGAAAGCTACATACAAGCCCGTGAAAATGGGTATGCCACATTATCAAACCAAGTAGGATTAGCATCATTGGTAATGGACTTTGTAGATGAAGCCACGCAGACAGACAACCCCGATTTAACATTAACAAACGAAGCATTAGACTATACAATAAACAATATTTATGGCACTTACTAATTTAAAAGCCCCGATACCAAAGAATCTGATTGACCTTTTAGCCAATGCGCTGAATAGTATTACATCCCTTGTATGGGGTAATATAACAGGTACGCTATCCGACCAAACCGATTTGCAAAACGCATTAAACGCAAAGCAAAACACCCTTGTTAGTGGTACAAACATTAAAACCGTAAATGGCAGCAGCGTGTTAGGTAGTGGTGATTTACCTATACCCGCAGCGGGAAATACGGGTGAAATACAATTTAACAATGGCGATGTTTTTGCATCCGATACAAACTTGTATTGGGATAATGCCAACAATTACTTGGGTGTAGGTGCTAATACAGGATTAAACGCAAACGTAACCATAAAAGGGTATGGCACGGGTAACACGGCTAACGTAAGCGTGACCAACTCAGCGGGTGGCAAAATTATCAGAAGTACAAATAACGGATATGTTTTTATTGGCAACAATAGTTCAGACGGTGTATTTATAGGCAGTAGTTTCCAAACAAATGAAGTTCCAACTATAACAGAAACGGGGCAGAACAACCTTGTATTCTCTACGGCATTAGGCAATGTTGCAGGACACGGGTTTATATTTACGAACCCCACGTTTACATTTAGCCCCCCAAGCGGTACAACCAATGTAATTACATTTGGTGATATTGAGTTTGTGGCAAATTCGGGAACGGGTAATTTTACAGCCTACAACATTAACCCCGTAATTAATCAAACATTAACGGCTACGGGTATAGTTAGGGGAGTATTGTATAAACCAAGCATTACAAGTATCACGGGTGAGCACAGAGCAATTGAAACAACAGAGGGTGATGTGTTATTTGGGACTACAAGTGGTACGGTTAAAATAGGCACAACAGCAAGCCCACAAACGCAATTTAAAAGCACGGGTGAGTTTGGGTTTGGTGGCGCAACACCGACATCCCCACAAACGGGTTGGGGGGTAGCAAATCCCGTAACCAACAGGGCGTTAGACGTTAGTGCAGCTACATTAGCACAAGTAACACAGGTGCTTGGAACGCTGATAGATGACCTAAAAGCAAAGGGCATAATTACTACATAAAATGAAAGGAACGGTAAATGGACAGGATAAAGCAATTAGAAGAGGAGATTGCGTACTTAAAACGTGACCCCTCAGCAAAGTTTTACGCAGCACTTGTAGAAGCAGTAGAAGGTGTAACGGTTTTGATTAAGAGTAAGAAGTTAGACCTTGAAAGCGATGTGTATGCAAAATCAGTAATTATCCTTGCGGAAAAAAGCGATAAGATATTCAATGGCTTACGCAAGGGTTTGGAAATGTTTAACCAATCCGAGCAGGACGAAAAGCCCACAAAGGCTAAAAAGAGTGAAACACGGGCGATATGACGACAATCATAGACAACACAAAACCCCGTGCCCCGATATTTGAATATGAACCAACACCAATATTTCGAACAACTTTAGAGGAACAGAAGTATTGGCAAGAAGAAAAGCGCAGGTGGTTAGAGGGCTATGGGGAAATGACAGGCCCACTATACTATTACGCCACGCAGATAAAGCTAAAAGACCGTTTAACGGGTAGGATATTCCGACCAACGGTACGGGATGCAGACCTCATCATATTTAAGGCAATAGAAGATGCACAAAAAGAGGGCAACGCACTTTATTTTTTAAAGGCACGTGGTATAGGATTTAGTTCAATAGGCATGGCATTGCCGTTTTATTATTTTAGGGTATTCCCGAATAGTAACTGCGTAGCCACAAGCAAAGATAAGAAGACCCTTGCAACGCTGTTTAAGGACAAGACAATTATAGCGTATGAGAATTTTGAAAGCCCCTATGTAAAACCCGATATATTGGCAAAGAACGAAACCGCCAATGAATCGTATTTATCGGTGGGGATGAAATACCTAAACGAAGACGGAAAGGAAAAGTACGCCACAAGCAATTTATATTGTAGGGATACGCAGGAAAGTGATAAGGCAGCAACCAACTTTTCGGGTGGTGGTGCGATATACGGGTTTGCGGACGAAGCAAGTTTGATGCCCCGACTAATGCTGTTTTTTAACTCAGCTATTGAGATATTCAAAAACACCGATGGAAAGATAGCAGGTACACTTGTAATGGGTGGAACAGCCGAAGCAAGCATGGGCGCAGAGCATATCCAAAAGATACAGGGGATATGGGAAAACGCAGATGCGCTAAACATTAAGCCCCTATTTTTACCCGCAACGTATGGCAAGTACATGACAAACGGATGGAGTGACCACAAAAAAGCCGAAGAAGAGATACTAAAAGAACGGGAAAAGAAAGCCAAGTTAAATGACGGGGGTGAATCGTTAAAGGCGTATATTAAAAACCACCCCCTAACCATTGAAGATATATTTGATTTCGGGGGTAGTTCAAGGTTTGATGACTATGCGGTACAATGTATTAACGAACAAACCAAAATAGTGTTAAAAGACCCCGCAATGCCCAAGTACGATATAATTGAAAGCAACGGGGAAGTGGTAGCCGTACCCACAAAAAACGGGAAAATAGAGATATTGGAACACCCCAAGCCCAATGTGAAGTATGTTATAGGGATTGACGGTATTATGACCTCGCAGCTAACAAGCAGCGAAAAAGATAGCAAGACATCAAAGTTTTCATGTATAACCATGAAGGGGGTTGACCCGCAAGCAGATTTGCAGTTTGCCCCGATATGCAGATATAGTGAACGCCCCAAGTCCATACAAGACGCAAACGAAACAGCCATACGCATATTGAAGTATTACAACAAATACGATAAAGCAGGTATGATAGGGGAATTGAACGCAGGGGGTGAGCATATTGTAAAGTTAGCCATGACAAAAGGATTGTTTCACAAAATGATAATCCGAAAAGACCTAAATAAAAAAGGGTTTGTAGATACCAACAAAGTTTGGTTTTACCGAAACGATGCGATAAAAGAGTGGCAGAACGAAGCAGCCAACGTGTACTTTAAAAAATATGCAGGTATGGTAAAGTACATTGACCTGCTAAAAGACGCACAAAAGAATATCACAGACAATACGGACGACCTTGATGCATTTATGGCTTGTTTGTATGGGTGGGGAACGGGGGATTTGTTGGAAGAAAAAACCGTAGAACGCAAGCCCCGAAAGATAAGCATTTGCAGGTGGAATCCCCTTACAAATAAATACGAATGGACAGAGGTAGGATAGTGTTTGTTAAATTAGACATTTAATGTTATATTTGTCCAATATACTGCATATATGAACCCAAGTGTATTACCATATTCCCCGTTAGCGGTACAACCCTCACAGCGTAAAAAGGATTGGACAGAAGAAGACTATATCTCAAACCTGCGTTGGTTATCTTCACAATACAACAGACCCATATTTGATTATGGGTACAGCACCACAACGGGTAGAGCAGCCGTAGTTCCGAATTGGGTACAGAATTACATAGCCAACGAATCATATTACCAACAAAGGCAAGCCATTACCCCATACGGTTTTTTTGCGGTTGACGAAACCAATAAGCCTACAAGCACAATCATGTATCAGGGTTCAGACATACGTGAGTTGATTGACCAAGTGGTAGGTAATTTGATGCAGCCGTTAAAGACATTGCCAAAAATGATTACGGCAATATCGGTAAGCCCCAATGCGGTTACACGCAAAATGATATTAAAGGACTTAGCGAAACTGCGTGTAGCAAACAAAGTTTATTTTGATATTTTAGAAGATATTTCGGGTGTGGGCTTTCAGCCAATGGGCGATTTGGACTTTGAGGACGAAGCGCAGATTGAGCAGTTTTTTACCACATTCCGTGATGACTTAGAAAAAGCCTACATAGCCCTTGCAAAAGATTCTTGTTACAGAAACCATTGGATAGAAGTATTTAGTAAATCAGCCCTTTACTATTGTATTGGGGGATTTGCCATGATGCGCCATAGTGTACGTAACGGCAAAGTTTGGTGGGATATTGTAGAACCCCGTAACGCAATATGGGATAATTTCCGAAGCAGCGACCAACACAGATATGACCGTTTTGCAGGTGAAGTACGCATGATGACCATACCTGAATTGGTAACATTGTACGACTTTACCGAACAAGAACAAAAGGAACTTGAAACCATAGCCCAAAGCCGTGATTCATGGACAACCTATAATTGGGTGTACGGTGGATATACATTCTATTGGTGGAACAGCGACAATAAAGGTGTTCCCGTAGTAGCAACCGTAGAGGGACAATGGCGTTCACTTGAATTTGTAAACGGTGAGTGGATTGAAGTAATCCGTGAGGGTGTATTAATCGGTAACAAATACATCAAAAATTACGGTATATCCAAGAACACCCCCGAAGAACGTGATGACAAGAGCAAACTTAAATTCAGGTATGTAACCGTTACCCCAAGTGTACTTTCAGGGGTAAACATGAGTATGATTGACGTACTCAAAAAATATCAGGATTTAAAAGATGCGTTCAAAACAAAACTGATTCAGTTAGTAGCCCGTTCAAAGGGTAAGGGATATTTTGTAAACGCCAACAAATTGCCCGAAGGCATGAACACTCCTGAGATTATATCGCAGTTATCCCAAGCAGGTATAGCGGTGCTTGAGGGTGATTTGATTGACGAGGGTAACAACAGCAAAGGCACACGTTTGGTTGAGCAGATTGACATGACCCTTGACCCAAGCATATTAGGGCTTGCACAATTGATACAGCAGGAACGAAACTACATGGACAATATTATATCCATGCCTGCGTCAGCACGTGGCGTAGTAACAAACTACCAAAGTGCAGACCAAATAATGAGCAACATACAGCAATCCCGTGCAGGGCTTGACTATTTCTATACATCGTTCTATACGTGGGTACTGCGTAACCTTGAGTTAAGCGCAGACATGATGAAAAACCTGATAGGCACAGAAGAGGATGACGAAGAGTACACCCCGTTGATTGTAGGTGATACTATGTATGAGATGCTTAAAATGGAAAACATAGCCGAAATGCCATTTACTGATTTTGCTATGAGCCTAAGCATTGATGACTTCGCCAACGAACAAGACAAGAAGATGATGCAGCAGGTAGCATTGCAACTTGCCACAGCAGGGGCTATTACAATGGCAGACTACACAAGACTGCTATCCATGACAAGCAAAACAGAAATAGCTAATTATTTCCAATACATTGACGAGAAGAAGAAGCAAGAGCAGATGATGATGCAGCAGCAACAAGCAGAACAAGCTATTCAACAGCAAGAGATGTCACGTCAAACACAGCTTGATTCAACAGCTATATCAGCCGATGCGGGTATTCAAAAAGAGTTGATTAAGCAGGATACAGAATTAGCAAAGATGGATAGAAATGAATCACTTGGATAGGAAACTTTCCACCAAGACTTTCACCCACATAGATTCGGTATTAACACCGATACCTTTCATCTTATTCATTAAAAGTTCATAGCGTGCGGGGCTGATACGTCCCGTTAAACGAACCATTTTGTAGTCGCTTTTTGCGGCTTCAAGTTTATCTTCTTGTTTTTTAAAATCCATAGGCACAAGTTGTCACAAATTGACACCCAAAGATAAGGCATTACATATTAATGTCCAAACTGTTATACTATTTTTGTATAAAAAATTGGACATTTATGGAAGGTAATGAAGATTTTAAAGTGTTAGACGATTTTGATATGGAGGCATTTCTTGCTCAGAATCAAAACGCTACCACAGAAAAAACAGAAGAAAAGCAGGAGAGTACCCCTGCTGCCGAAACAACTGAAGCCACAACCGAAGCGGTAACAACCGAACAGGTGCAGGACGAAGAAGAAGGCGAAAGTGGTACTAAGTTCTTACAATTTTTGACAGGCGAAACACAAGCCACTACAAGTGAAGAAGAAACCAAGAAAGCCGAAGTTCCGCAGGAAATCCTGAGTGAACTTGAATCGTACAAAGAGAAGCTATCTAAGTACGAAAGAAATCAGTTTCTGAAAGCAGTAGTGGAAATGGGTTTAAACCCTGATGACGCAAAGGCTATTGCCAAAGAGATTTTGGGAACAGACGTAAGCAATATGTCCGTAAATGACTTACTTGCAATGGATACCAAATCTGAAACAGGCTTAGACGGTGATGACTTGCAGGATGCTATTGACGCTGAGATTTCGTATTACGAATCATTAACCCCACGTCAAAAGGCGCAGTTTGAAAAAGAACTACGTGGCAAGTACAACCAAACATCCGAAAGCAAATTGCTGAAAAGTATTTTGGAATCAACCCCAAAAGAACAGCAAAAGATGTCACAGGAACAGATTGATGCTATGCTTGCCGAAGACCGCAGACAACTCAATGAAGTTGTAAAGCAGTTTGTGGGGCAAGATTTAATGGGATTTAAAGTTGACGAATCGGTGGCCAAACAGATTATTGATTCGTATGACAACTACCCGTTCAAGCATTTCAACGATGACGGCACGTTCAACGCAAAGGACTACGCTACCGATGTATTTATCAAAGCTAATTTCAACAAGATTGTAAATAGCGCAGTAGAATACGGTAAGCAGGTAGCCCTGAAACAAAGAACTAACCCTGATAAAAACGGGGTAGCAGGTGGCGCAGGAACACCGTCAACAGACAATCGCAAGCCCATAGAAAAGTTAGCAGAAGCTATTGACAACGATGAAGTCAAGGTGTATGGTAACGATGAGTTGCCCGAAGATGTAAGAAGAGTATTAGAACAACATTTAAAAAACAAATAAAAAAAGTAGATTATGGCATTAAATTCACCATTTATCAATCCAAATCTGCCCCTGAAATCAGTATTTGAGTTGAACGAACTCAATTACAGGCAGGTTGAGAAGCTCGTGCCCAAAATGGCACCCGCCTTCCAACGAAGTGTGATTTCTATCATCAGTGAGCAAATGGGTAAACCCGTGATGAAAAAGTCTGCAAACCGTGTGTTTGAGATTTATCGTCAACCTAACGACTACCCTGCTGCAACTATCGCTACAAGAACTGCAAGTGGAACTAAACTTGTTCTTGAGTGGACTGATTCAACCTTCCAAGCTATTCGTCAGGGCAACCTTATCATTGCCAACAGCGGATGTCTTGGTTACGTAGAAACAGTAGCCGCAGGAACTGTTACCATTGCTTTCTTTGCTAATCCTAACGGAAACACCTCATTCCAATCTGCTGACTTTGCCACAGGCGAATTAGCTATTGACGGTGGTGACTTAGGAAACCTGAACAACCGTGAATCTAAAACCACTCTGTTCACCCTGCCTATCCAATACAAGAACATTATTGGTCAGATTAACGAATCAGTAACTATTGATTTCGAATCTGCTAACCAATACACTTGGATTCAAGGGCCTGACGGACAGATGTACTATGCTCACGCTAAAGTTGCTCAGTCTATGGGTCGCATGAAGCAGTACGAATCACTGCGTATGGTAGGTGATTTCCCTGCTGTATTTGACGCTAACAATCCATTGTCAGGTTCACTGCTGTGGCAGATTAAGAATCAAGGTGGACGTTCACGTTCTTTCTCAAGTGCTATCACTGAAACAGAATTTTTCGCTGCTGCTGACGACTTCGCAAACGCAGGTGGTTACACCTCAAACGAAATCGTGATTGTATGCGGACGTAATTACCTGAGTGATATTCAGAAAAACGTGTTCAAGCAGTTTGTAACAACCGCAGGTAAAACAAACGTAGTAGGTGGCGAAACCGTAAAAGGTATTGACGCTTACGAATTTGGTTACAACGGTGTAACTTACAAATTTGTTGTTGACCGCTTCCTTGACAACCAACAGTTGTTCGGACAATCTACAATCTTCACAGGCGAATCTAAGCGTTCACACTCAGCTATTTGGATGTCCACATCCCCTGTTGCTACTGAGAACGGTGGTACTATGCCTTTCATCTCTGATTACTACTACGGAGTAGCTGACATTATCGCTACCGAAGTTGACGGTATGATTGATGCAAAAGCTAACCCTGTAAAGAAAGGTGCTAATGGCAAACTTGCTTCTACCGTAGAACTTTCTCTGAACAAGTGTACACAGTTGAGCAATCCTGCTTCATGTTACTATCACTACACTGAGGCTTAATTTTGAAAGGAGAAAAATAAAATGAATAGTAAAGTAATTGACTTAGCCGTACTTGATACAGTAACCGCCAACGGTACAGATTGTTCTGTATCGGGAGGTATTGTAACCCTGAAGGATATTGATGGCCCAATCTTAACAAGCGGACTTATCTCGGTTGAAACCAAAACAGCCGTAACAGCCGTAGCTAAGGTTGACATTGTTACCCCTTCAACCGTATCTAACAACGCTGTTTACAGCCTGACTTTGACCTACACCGATAGCAAAACAGGATTGTCAGTAGCTAAACCGATGACTTACACTTCAGACGCATCTGCAAGTGCAACTGAAATCTGTAACGCATTCCGTTCTTACATCAACAGCACCCCTAACTGCCCTGTAACTGCATCAGGAACAACTACCTTGATTCTGACTGCCGATTCAGGCTATCCTAACTCTTTTGTAACATCTACAAGCGACAGCAAATTCACTATCGCCACAGGTGGTTCAGGAGGTTCAACAGCGGGTGTAGTTGGTTATGGACTTGGTTCACAACTTGCTGCTAAATACCCTGAAGCTGAATACCCTGCTATTGCTAACTTGGTTGCTGCTTCTGCTTACACAGAGGTAATCGTAACTTACCAAGACCTCGCAGGTCAAGGTGAGAACTCAACCATGAGCAACGGTATCGTATCAGCAGTAATGCTTGTGAAAGAATCTGCTACTAACTTTGCTGACCTGCTTGGTACTTACGGTACTGTAACAGGTTTGAGAGCAGGTTACGCAGTAACTATCACAGCCCCCGCTACTACAACTTGCGAAGTAACCGTTACCACAGGTGCTCTGACACTTGCAGGTGGTTCTGCTACCTTTGCCTCACTTGGCGCACAATCGGGCGATTATATCGCAATCGGTTCTGATGTTACCAAGATTACAGGCATCACAGGTGCTGCCGCAGGTTTTGGCACAAAGGTTACTGCTACCGCAGCCGCTACTTTCAAGTTGGCTGCATGGCGTAATCTCGGATTCTAACCTTCCATTTCCGTCCGTTTCATAGCACAAGCCCACCCCTAAAAAGGTGGGTTTTGTGTTTTATTTGCATTGTATAATAATTAGTATTATATTTGAACAAAAAATTAGACAGAATGGAAAAGGTTAAATTTCGTGTACAATCACGGTACATTGACACACAAGCCACCCCGATACTCATGCGTCATTTTAACAAGCAGTTAAGAACGCAGGTGGTTATGTTCAAAAACGGAGTAATTGAATTTAGAAACGCCACCCCTGATGAAGAGGATTTTTTGGATTCCATTGTGCTGACACAGCGTATGCACATTGAGGGTGGACATTTCAGGGTATATGCTGATTTTGAGTATGTTCCCGAACATTTAGAGGGTAAGTTAAACAGCGAATACGAGCGTTTGAACAATATCCGCAACCGCAAATTGCACGAGTTTATGAAAATGGACAGCCGTGTAAAAAGCACAAACAATCAAAATATCATAGCCGACCCACCGTTTGAATTGGTAGAGGTTAGCGCAGATGTAATTGCCGAAGAAAAGAAGAACAAAGAGATTGCCACAGCGTCACAGAAGTTGACCGAAGTGTATAACAATAACGAAGATTTGTTTGTAGATATTTGTTATGCGTATGGCATCCCGAATATTCAAAACTCAGAAAAGCAGAAGTTGTATAACTTGTGTATGAGCAAGTTGACAATTAATCCACAGGAATTTTTGAAACTTATCAACCAAAAAGATATTGCATTGCGTTCATTGGTACAACGTGCAATTAACTTTAAAGAGTTGAAAGACGGGCAAGAGAAAGGCATCATTGATATTACCCCGAACGGTAACTATATGTTAGACGGTGAGTTTATCGCAGCCAATATTGACGACTGCTATGAGCATTTCAAATCGCACGAAAAGCACAGACGTTATTTGGAAACCAAATTGGGGGTAGCTCCGTTGGTAGTTCACAGCACAATGGTAACAAAGGCAGCAGAAGACACTACCGAAACGGTTGAATTGACATTGGTTGACCATCAGATTTCGCAGCGTTATGCTGAAACAAACACCCGTGATATTAGGTTTAAATTGGCGCAAGCATGGCGCATTAAAGACCCTATTAAACGGGAAAAGAGAATTAACACCCTGCGTGAAGTGTATTCCAACAACTCGGTAAACGAAAAAATGTTTTTAAAAGAACTTGCCCGTTTGCAGAAACGAGGTGTGGAAATGACCCCGCAACTGATTGATAAAAAGTATCTACCTATTAACGAAGATTACGTGGGTAAGAAAAAAGGTAATACAGAAGAATCGGAGTTGCCCGAAGTATCAGAGGTAGCCACCGATATTGACAACCCAACAGAAGAGTAATTGTGTGATTGTTTTCATATTTAATTGTTTAATTGGTTACGAAAGCCCCGCTCAAAAGGTGGGGTTTTTCGTTTTAAAATAGTATATTTGTACTATGTTAGTCAGCGAAATAAAGAACAATTTTAATGTACAATGGGACGAGTTCTATTCGGGTGAGATACCCGATGACCGTTTAAACTACATATTTGACCGTGCCCAAACGAACTATTGGGAGAAGATGATGAACAGCTATCAGATTAACAGCGCAGTAACCGCAGAGTTGCAGCCGTTGATTGTAAGTGCAACACCCGCTATTGCACCGTCAAACATTGTTCAGATTTCAAGCATACCCGATTATAAGCGTGTATTGGCCGTTATGGCTACCTATACCGAAAACGGGGTAACATATACCGAATACGCTAAAGAATTGCCCACAGAAGAATTGGGGTCGTTTTTCAGCAGGGGAACTGTACGCTACCCCCGTTACCGCATGGTGCAGGATAATGTGTACGTAATGCCCGAAAGTCCTGCGTTGTCATCATTGACCGTAACGTATTTCAGAAAGCCATACGACATTGACTTTACCGATTTATTAGACCCCGATATTCCGTACATTGAAAAGAGTATTGCGGGAATTATAGACGAAGCGTTAGCCATTGCCTCTACGATATACCGTGAGGATGGTTACTACAATGTAGCCGAACGTGAGCAGCGGGAAAATTCTAACTCGCTGTAACAGCAAGTGAATCAACCGCTTGTTCGTGGGTAATGTAGCAGTTTTCGCCCGAATACCCTGAGAACATTGGTGTAGCAACAATTTCAAGAATACGCTGATTGGCGTGGTCAACATAGTAAAATGTTTGCCCCTCTAATACAGCGACCCCGTTTATGTAAAACATTGTTTCCATACGGGTTACAAAGATAATACATTCCGTAATACAATGCAAGTGTTTGTTAATCAGGCAAAATAATGTCTGCTTAAAAGTGTCTATTTTTGTGTACATTTTTGTATATTTGCATTATGACCCTTGACCAAGTTGAAGAAATAATTGAGCGTTCAATCAATGCGGGTTTAGCTACATTGAACGGAAAATGGCAACCCCTGTACATTGAAGAGTTGATTCACGAAGCAAGGGGACAGGCTATTATTGAAACCTATAATGGCAGCAGAAGGCTTGCATCATCAAAGCGTATTAGCGGTGAGTGGTTGCAGGATTTCAATTTAACCATTACCCCGTCACAGCAGAACCCCGATGTAGATTACCTTGTGGTGCAATGCCCCGCCCCTGTGCGTATTAATTCAAACACAGACGGGTTGGTATATGTAGGTTCACGCAACAATGCCGTAGCGTTTAAAAAGGCTACCAACAGGCAAGAGATTGCTATGTACATCCAACGGGGATTCATCAAAGACGGTAAGGATATAGTGTATTACCTTGACGGTGATAAATTGTATATCTATGGCAATAAGCAGTTAAAAAACCTTGCAGTAAGTGGCGTGTTCCAAGACCCCACAGCCGTAACGGGTTACGATATAAAGAACGAGAACTACCCTATAAGCAGGGATTTAATTCCGCTTATGGAGGATTACATTATTAACAGATTAAGAGTTGCACTCGGTCAAGCCCCTGATATTATCAGCGATGCTTCGGTATCGAATGACCAAGCAAGGATTAAGGCTAACATTGTTAAACGATAACCTATGGCATACAACATACAAGATTACGGCACATACGACTATATATCATTAGATACGTTGGTAGCAGCAGCAAAGATGCGATTGGGTATGAAAGATACCAATGCTGATGATATTTACCTGAAAGACCTTGCTATTGACGGCACAAAGAGAATACGTGGTTTGCAGTCGTTTGTACAAGCGCAAGCGCAAATCCCTATTCAAAATTTGAAAGCCAAGTTGCCAACGGGGTTCATACGTTTAAACAAACCAAACGCTATTGTGTTTGTAAACGCAGACGGCACAATGAACACACGGAACATTTATCAACCCGTGTACGTTGATAACCCGTTTTTTGAAAACGACCCCACAACGGTAGCGTCACCCGACCAAAGCCGTTCGGGATATAAGTTCCTACCCACTTATCAGATTGTGGGGCAGTACATATATTTCAGCGCAAGTGTAACGGCTGATTACATTATGATAAGTTACTTGTCACAGAATGTAGATGACAACGGGGATATACTCATACCCGAAATTTATCAGATAGCCGTAGTGCCATATATTTGTTGGCAGTACAGCAAAACCTACTTTGACCGATTCCCAATGGGTATTATACAAATGTACGAAATGGAGTACAAGCAGAATAAGTCAGCCATACGTGGTATATCCAATATGCCTGATGCTGCACAAAATCAGCTTACTTCATTCAAAATGAACACAATAGTTTAATATGCAGGACTTTAGCCGTCACGATTTCACCAAAGGTCTTAATCAGGATTTTGACACCCGCCTTGTACCGACAAACCAATATACCGATGCACAAGATGCAGAGTTTGTTGGTAATGATAGCGGGACAATGTTTGCTGCGGAAGCAAAGAAATCAATGGCTATTGCCTATACTATCCCGACAATCAGCGCACAAAAGCAAGAGTGGCAGATAAAGTTTGTAGCAGGTGCAGTAGCCCCCAATGACAAGGACTATGAGTTTACCCTGAGATATTTGGGTAACACCTATACAGCTACCGTAACCGTAACGGGTTCAAGCCCCGCCACAACGCAGACAGCTATTGAAGGTTTGTTTACCACAGCGGGATTAAGCGCAACCACATCGTATGATTTGGGAACAAATGCGATTACCATATCCCAAACCGCAAATCAAATAGCAGATGTATTCTTTTCGTTTACTATTAACGGTGAACAACAAACCACCTATTTAACCAAAGACTTTTTGGGATTCGGTGGGCAACTACAACCCGTACAATCATGTGAGTTGGACAATAAAATGTTTGTATTGTCCAAGTGTATGAACAACGGTGCGACAGAACTTGGCGTAGTGGTAAAATCGGATAGCATAAGTTCAGTTGAACAATACACCTATACCCGACTAATGAGAACAAAGGGTATTGTATTGCCGTTAAAGACCGACAAGGGTACAACCAAGTTGGGATTTTGGGATGCAAATACCAACACCCCTGTACTCACAGCCACCGATACATCAGCCACACAAGGGTTTTATGAGGTATCCGTAGCGGGTACGCAGTTTGGTGTGGATTGGGAAGTGGGCGATTATATCATTCACTACTTAGGCAACTATCAAAAAAATTGGGTTAAAGTACCCAATAACGAAGTAATAGATTTTAAGGGAGAAAGATTTAAAGACGACCAATACGCACTATACTTTGTGGACAATTATAACAAACCCAAAGTAGTGTATGTGCCTGATACATTGACGCAGGACTGCGTGGTAAAAAGCGTAACCAACCCTGACGGTACACACAACCTTTCAAGCGTAGATGAACAAACAAACCTGCAACTCATAAACAATATGGGTTACGTAGAGTTTTTGCAGCAGCTACAAAGCGGGGGTGCATTAAAAGCAGGGGGCAAGAGATACGCAGTACGTTTTGGTGTAGGGGAAAGCAACACAACCGAGTGGAGTTTCCTTACCCCGAATGTGATACCCGTTTACAAAGAAAGCACAGAGGGTTCAGCCTATGTAATACGTGGTAACGTAGTAGGTGAAACCACAAGTAAAGCAAACGTATTACGGGTTTACAACGCACGTCCCGATGTATTTCAATGGGTAGAACTTGCGGTAGTAAACTATGCAAGCGACCTTGCACAATCAGCCGAGTTAGTGGGTAGATATTACCACACAACCGATATAATTGACATTACACATTTTGGAACAGAGCAGACCACACAATTAGATACGGGTTCATTATTGCAAGTTCAAGACGTGGTATTAACCGCAAAGAACCAAGAGATAAAACTCAACCGCATGAACTATGCGGGTATTAACATTGCAACAAGCCAAGACCTTACAAGCATAGCAAGCGGTATTACCCAATCACAAAGCAAGTATGCAATGGATGGGGTTGGGCGTTCAAATAATACCCGTGAGGGGGTGTTTGGGGCATATACCGCAGCATCAACAAATACACTTGTTGCTATATCCTTTAACGAAGTTTGGGATTTATCAAACTATTGGCAACTAAATTCACAGTTTTACCCTGCACCGTATTCGTATTTTTCGTTGAATGTATCAATGAATGTAACCCTTGCAATAGCCGCAGTACCTAATGCAGCGTGGAGGATATTGATACGAGATAACACAAATGCAATAGTTTGGACAAGCGAATACGAAAAATTAGAAGGACGTACTTTTTTTACAGCAAGTGCATTTACCCCTTTGTTATTTGCAGGTGCTACATACTATACCGTTCAGTTAGAGGTTGCCAATCAAACGGGTTTAATAACAATTACCGAGAGATATTGTGCAGGTTACATATCAACCAACGGACAATCAAGTACCAAAGACATAAAGTACGGTGAGTACCTTGACCCATATAACTGCGCCAATAAGGTAGGTTATATGTTGGGTGAAACCTATGCTTTTGCTATCCGATTCCACTACAAGAACGGTTATGTAAGTGACCCATATCCTATTGACGGGGGTACGTTTACATTTAACACGGATACTGAAACGGTTTTAGTTGGAAACCCACCCGTAGCTGTACAAGCACAATATACAAGTACGGGGGCAAACGATTACGCATTTGCCACATTCCTTGAACTGAACAACATTGATATTAGTTCAATACGTGACCAAATAAACGGGTTTAGTATTTGGAGGGCGCAAGTAACAAACCCCACCATAATGGGTACGGGGGTATTTGTTCCGTCACACGGATTTACAGGTATTGACCCAACTGTAACCGCAAGTTCGCAGAACGGTAACTTTTCATGGGGATATTACTCGGCACAAATACGTGGTAATGACTACGGAACTATTATACCGTCAACCACCAATAAAGTGCGTCAGTTTGGTATGATGATGTGCCCCGATGTAATGTTTGGCAAAACACAATTCGACTATGCCAACGGGGATAAGCTAATAAACTTGGGGCAATTTGACCGCTATCAACGGGAAGACAATATGTTTGTTACCCCCGCTATTGGTGACTTTTCAGAATACACGGGCGCATCAGCCCTTGTAACTCCCGAAGAGTATGACATATCGGATAGTGTTATTACAGCATATAGCGATTCAAAAAGAAAGTTAAGACAAGCAGTATCGGCAACCGAAGATTGGGAGGTTTCAGCCTTATTGGATTCAACGGGTGCATATACCACAGGCAACGCCACAGGCATAGCCATAGCATTAGATGCAGATGAATACGCAAACAAAGTAACAACGGCTAATGATTACGGGGTGTATAATGTTATTTACAAACGCACCGTAAACGGGCAATACGATTTTGATAACATCACCTATGTACCAACGGGTACGTATTACAATGTAACCGCAGATAGCCCCGATATTGTTTCGGGAATACAAGTGTTTGGGGGAGATACCTACACACAAAAAACTATTATGCGTACCGTTTACTTTGCTTTCCCCGTGACTATTAGCGGTATCAACTTCTACGTATCGGCAGGTATTAGTTTCTACTCGCAGAATAGAATTAACACTCAACTAAGGTTTATTGAGCAGGAAGAGTTAATGTACCCATACAACGTAGAGTTGGATGAATATGTTTGTCCGCCTATTTACCGCACCGAGTTCCTTGCAGACTACCAAGAAGACCCCATTCACTATGATGCGTCATACAGCGCAGACAACCTTGTGAACGTAGTTGACGGGTATAACAGCAGAGTAGCAGTAAATGGTATGTACCCCGCAAGAATAATGTATTCCGAGCAAAAGCAGTACAACACATTCCTTGATGCGTACAGGGTGCTGTTACCGTTGAACATAAAAGACCTTGACGTAAAAGACGGGGAGATAGTAGGCTTGTATGATACGGGTGATTACATAATGGCTATACAGCGTGATGCCATTATCGTGTTGCCATACCAAGCAGACGTAGTGGTAAACTCAGGCGCAGGTGACGTTTACGTAGGTAACGGTGAAGTATATGCCCGAAGAGGAACAAAGGTATCTACATTGGGAACAACCCTAAAATCAGCTACCTTATCGGGTAAGAACAGAAACGGCAACCCCACAATATATTGGTATAGCATACCGTATAAAATCTTTATGAGGTATAGCGGTGACGGTATCCGAAAGCTATCCGATGAAAACCAAATGCGTACATGGTTTTTGAATAACACAGCGTTCATTAAAAACGAATACGACATACGACTTGGGTTTAACATCGCCAAACAAGATGTGCTTATTACAGCAGATTGCTTGAACAACAATGCGGCTTGGTGGAATAACTCCACATCGTATAATGTTGGAAACTTTGTAAAGTACGGTGCATCAGGTAGCTATGAAACATTTGAACAAACCCCCGACATATATCGAGCCACAGGCAACAACACCAACGATGCCCCGTTTGGTAGCTTGAATTGGGAATACATTGAACCAACCGACAATAGGTATTACAATAAGTGGACATTGATATTCAACGAGTTACGTAATTCGTTCAGTACATTTACAAGCTATTACCCATTGCGGTATTTGAATTTTCAACAAGATACAATGGCAAGCAGACCTATTGACAACGTAGGTCAGGTGTACATCTTGGACAAAGGAACGGATTATTTAAAGTGGTGGAATAACGGTTCAACCCACAAAGCGGGGGAATTTATGGTAGAAGTAGTGGTAAACAAAAACCCCGAAGTATCTAAGCGATTAGTGTCAACAGGCTTGGCAGTAGGAGAAAACTTTGATACCAACAACTTACCAACACTTATTGCAAATAACGAAACTCAGACAAGTACACAAACCGAATGGTTACTACGCAGGGGTGAGTTAATCACAAGCGTAAAGAACCAAGTAACGGGGGTAGGAACGCTAACAAGCAGCCCGATAATAGGGCAATGGAATAAGATAAAGATAACCCACACGTATTACATTAAGTTGGTAAGTATTATCAACAGATTCTACGCAAAATTCAGGTTGCCTTTTAGATAAGTAAAACGTAAATTTGTATAAAAAAATAGACACCATGCAATATAATCTCGAAGCCCTTGTACGATTAACTGAAAAAACAGTTCAGGATTCATACGGGTATAACATTGTACCGCTTGTAATTACAACCACAACCACCGCAGCAACAGGTGAGTTCATATACGCAGTAAAAGCCATTAACGGTGATGCGGTAATAACATCAGCCGTTGACATTAACGGTGCAACCGTAGCGGGGCTTGCAGGTGTAACAATCAAGCAGGGGGATATATTGCAGTTCCCATTAAATACCATTACCCTAACAAGTGGTAAATTGGTGGTTTACAAAACAGTTAAATTAGACAACATCATACCGTGAAAATAGGATTCGGACTTGGAATATCGGATTACAGATTGCGGGGTGGTGGCTTAGACCCCGATGCTTTAGCATTTATAGTAGCAGAAGAAACAGCAGGTGCAACATTTGACGCTAACCAAAAAGATGCTATTAATAATCTATTCTTAAACCTAAAAGGGCAAGGGCCTGATAACAATACCGTAGATTTTTGGACTACAAATAAAGTTCGCAAATGGTGGCCTTTGGTTGGTGGAGCATCTTCTGCCGCTAATGAGATAGACATAAGGTTAAATGCTGGTGTGTTTAATGGAGGTTGGACGTTTAACAATAATGGCGTACTCGGAAATCCAATAGATACATACTTCAATTCACTAACGGCATTTACAGGAGAAGCGACAGGTGATTGGGGTTGGGGTATGTACATAAGCGACTTTGTAGGCGGAGCAAGTGGCGAATGGTTTAATGGTTATATAATTTATTCCCCATCTGTAATACTTTCAGCATATAGAACGTTCAACCCCGCTGCGCCTGCGCCAATCGCAAACTCAGGCTCGTACATAAGAAGTGGTGGTATGACGACTATTTTAGATACATTTTCGGGAGCAAGGTCAGCTGTAAGGCAAGGTGGAACTGTTTATACCGTAAACAATAACTCAGTAATAAACACTTTTGTTGACCCCGACATGGGCGACTGTCCTCTTGACTTTTTCTTTGGCTCAATAAACAACGCAGGGGGCGGCATAGTTAGTCCAACAGCAAACTACTTTAAATCATTTTACATAACCTATGGAGTAACATCAACTGAAATGGAGTTGCTTCAACAAATAGACAATGCCTTTCAAACGGCATTAGGAAGGAACACATACTAATGAAAGTAGCGCACATAACAGAACAACAAGCAGAACAATTGAAAGGGAACATATACTTTCAATCTGTATTTTTTAACCCTGTACAAGATGCCGATGATAATTGGTGTATCAGCGAAATAGTGATACAGAAAAATGAGAACACCGATTTTGCATGGGTGAACGAACTTGTGGCAGATAAAGAGTACAAACTCAAAAAGATAAATATATGAAAGAGATAATCAACCTTATAGCTGTAATTATATTTGTCGTGTTAGCATACGGGTTTTATACCCACGCAGAAGGGGCATGGCGTTTAGTTGGCCCGTTTATATTTTTAATATTACTATTTTTCTTTTTATCTAACCCTAATAAAACTTAATCAAATGTAACTTATGTCACCTCTATCTACCTTTCTATCTAAGTATTATCTTTCTATTGGCGCAGGACTATTAGCGTACATTATCCCAATCAAAGCAGACCTCATATTTGTGGGTTCATTAGTAATGTTCGATTGGATAACAGGCATGATGAAAGGTATCAAAACATCCGAGTTTAAAAGTTCAATAGCTATACGCAAGTTTTGGGTAAGCGCAGGATACCTGTTGGGTATATTTGTAGCCCACAGCGTAGAATTATATTTAGGCAGCGCAACCCCGATTGTAAAGCCAATGGTGGCTATTATAGCCGTAGCAGAGATACAATCATTACGTGAGAACATACAAATACTTACGGGGTTAGATATACTTAAAAGCGTTTCGGGATTGTTTAAAAAGAAGTAAGTCATGCGTGAGATAAAGTTTATAGTTTTACATTGCACCGCAGGCCCACAAGCACAAACAACCAAGAGCATACTTGACTATTGGAAGAACAAGCTAAAGTGGAAATCGGTAGGCTATCATTTCCTGATTAGTGGCAATGGCAGCTATGAGCAGTTATCCCCTATTGATAAACCTACCAATGGGGTTGCAGGATTTAACGCCAACTCAATTCATGTGTGTTATAAAGGGGGGTGGAACGGTAAAGACACCCGCACCCCTGAGCAGAAGCAATCTATGATTGACATTGTAAGAAACTTGAAGAAGCAGTTTCCCAACGCAAGAGTGGTAGGGCATAGGGATTTTAGCCCCGACCTTGATGGGGATGGGGTGATTGAGCCGCACGAATTTTTAAAACTTTGTCCCTGCTTTGATGCAGCGCAGTTCGCAAAAGAAAACAACCTATGAGAAGCACATCAGATTGGAATATCATACTTACTTGTTTGTTATGTATAGCTATTCTAATCATAAGTGACCTCAGTTGCAAAAAGCCCAAGATAAAGAACATCATTGATACAGACACCGTAACGGTATCAGTGGTTCAGCGGGACACCATTTACCGAACCAAGTTAAAGCCCGTTTACAGAACGGTTGTAATACCCGACACAATCATTGACACAGCCTATGTGGTGGTAGATTACAACACCATTAACACGTACATAGATACAATAGCCGATAGTAATTACAATGTGATTATATTCGACACTATTTGGAAGAACGCTATATATTCCCGTAAGGCATACGTAAGTATTACCCACACCAAGACAACCATAACCAACACCGTATTGCCCCGCAACCATGTATATGTGGGATTGCAGTTTACCGCACCCAACCCAAGCATAGGGGGTGTGGTGTATTACAATCGGGATAAAGATATGTACGGATTGGGGTATAACCCGTTCAACAGAAGTATTACAATCGGGTACAGCCGTAAATTATTTTCACGTTAAGTGTATGTAATACGTACAAAAAATCGTATAAAAATGGTATATTTGAATTATGCCAAAGACAACTACACCCCGCAAGAGAAAGCCCCGCAGCACAGGTAGTGTTGAGGTGGTATCACTTACACATCAGGATATGTTAAATTGGGTGTCCACATTAAACGATTTGGCAATCAGCAATATCATAGACGAAGATAAAACAACCCCTTTAAGCAATGAACCCGTGATGAAGAATTTGTTTGAAGAGCATGAGTTGCTTGTAATAAAGGGCAAGATATTTACACTATTGGAATGGATAAAGGTATCAAATGGGACTGACACTGACACTACGCAAGAAACGTAAAGTAAACGGGGGAAGATACAGCAAGGCTGAACCCTCGAAGAGAACATATAATGGGGTTGTATATCAATCAATATGGGAAATGGAATACGCCAAGAAGTTAGACTACCTGCTCAAAGCGGGTGAGATAAAGTCATGGAACAGGCAAGTGCCATTCCCGATTATAGTCAACGACCAAAAGGTTACAACGTACATCTGCGACTTTGAAGTAATCAACCATGACGGAAGTAAAAGGTATATTGACCCCAAGTCATCACCCAAGATAGTTGACGAAGTGTTTAAGCTAAAGGCTAAATTGGTAAAGGCTATTTACGGGGTAGAGATTGAAGTGGTATATCAGAAGCCTTAGATACCTTGTAGTACTCCCGTATTAGTTCCAAACGGATTGCTTGCACCCTTTCGTATGTTTGCATACTGCTTCTATCCCCGAACTCATACTTGTGATGGCAACCCACACAAAGAAGTAGATGATTACGAATGTCGCTGCGAAGAGCAGTATTGCTCCCCTTTGAAATAATATGGCTGATATAAGCAGGATTAAACTCAGGCAATCCTTTGCCACATTCTTCGCATGACTTAGTTTTGTGGCTATCCCATGCACGTTTGTAATACTCTTTGTTTTCATTTCCGTTCTTGTTTGATTTCCTAATTGGTTTATAGGATGCAGCAGCACACGGTTTACACCTGCCCTTGCTGAATATGTACGTTACATTACCGCACTCTTTGCACGGTTTCTTTTTGGGGGTTATCATTTGAACCTTTCGCCTTTGCCCGATGTCTTACCCTCACGGTAAACCTTTGAACCTTTACTCCAAAGGTCATTTAGTGCCCACCACGCAGCCGTTAGTTTTGATGCGTTGGCTGCACGGGCATGACGTTTACGGTATTGTTCACGGGCTTTTGCGCTGTAATTTGAACTATATCCCTTTGCTCCGTATCGAACTATCTTTTCCTTGCCATTGGCACACGCCTTAACCACACGCTTGTGTATCCCGTCATTTGCTTCACGGGGTGTATTACACTTCATGGAATCTTTGTCAATACGCTTAGTCATACCACAAATATAACCATTTGTAAAATAACAATCAACGTATTATTTGGAATAGCAAATCCTCAGTTACCTGACTTGGGGGACAATGCAAATCCCCCTGCAATGTTATGAGTTTAGCCCCGTTACCTACCATTACTTCGCTTTGTTTGTAGTGAACAATAGTGTCGTCTTTATAATGAATCAATGTTACGGGGCAATCGAACTTATGGTCTGATACATTCACATCCCCATAGGTACGGGCAACACCCAATAGTTTACTACACAGCCAATCGTTTGTATTGGATATAGTGGCAACACATATCACCCCCTCTACCCTGTTCTTGCTTGCGTAGTTCAATACAATATTAGTACCTGCACTTTGCCCGACTAACCACACCCTTTTAATACCCATTGATTTCAGGGCAGCAATAGCGTTGGTTATATCCTCAAGCATACTATCAGATGTTGCGGGTAAAAACCTATAATTCATAGCCGCATAGGAATATCCCCTTGATTTGATTAGGGGTTTGATATACTCCCAATCAGACATATCACCCGATACCCACGCACCACCATGTACAAATAGGCAACAGGTTTCACCCGTTAATTGATACGTCATAACCTGACGTTCATGTTGCCCGTATCTCAATACGGATTGGGTTTCTTTTTCTTTGGCGCACCCAATAAGGAACGGCATAATTAAAAATAATATTCTTTGTAACATAGTTTTAATTAATATTTTGGTTGTATGGATTTTGGCTACTGATAATCAACTAATTACAATTCAAGGTGCAAGAAGCAGGTAGTTATGTGCCATTTAAAGAACGACACTGCTCTCAACTTCATTTCCCCAAACATCCCAACCATTTCTCGGATAACGGCAGAAAAGTTCAACTCTTGGTAAATCACCAAACAACAGTTCAATTCGCTCAATCGCTTCAATAGGTTTCTTACTATGTTTTGTTCTTTCTGCTTCTATTAGTTGAAAAATGTTGTTTGCTTTTTTGTGTTGCAACATATTACCTTTTGCACCTAAAATACACACCTCACAGTTTTTCATTGTCCACGCCCCAACATTTGCACAAGTATTGCCTTTATTGGTTATTTTCTTCCAAATAAAAACTATTGTTCGGTATGTAAAGCCCCACGCTTCTATTAATTCAATCCCTTCTTTTAGGTGGCTATCTGTTACCCATAAAAATAAAGCACAATCTTTGTCTGCAATATCTTTTACTGGTAATTGTTGCAACTCTTTTTTTGTCATCGTTGGGTATTGCTCATCTATAAGTCGGTCTTTTCTGCCGTTATCCTGATAAACCCCTTTGTTAAATCCCCAAGCTGGGTCTGCATAAATTATTTGATATTTCTTCATATTTATAAATTAAATTCGTGAATAAAAAACGGCACATAACACGGTATATAAGCAAGTTTGCCATCAAGTTTATCGGTAATTTGAAACATTCTGCAAGGCAAACCTGCTCATATACCCACCGTTAGCACCCATTGTAGAAATAATCCACATTGAAGCTAATAGTTAATATTCTACCATCATATCTAAATTGGTGGTTAATGTACTTTTCCCCTTTTACAATCGTTTTACCAGTTCCGTAGCATTGTCGCTTTCTGTTACTTGTTCTCTCAGTCGTAGAGCGTACATTATCAAAAACAACGGGTGCTAACAGCGTATATAAAACATTACTGGGTTGTAGTTTTTTGTTACTGTGTGCCATTTTATAAGTTTTTTATTGTTGTCAATATTTTTGTGCTTTTCATACGCAACGTTTCATATACGAAAAACGTTACCTGCAAGTGCTACATTTCGTTTCCAAATAGAGTTTCTGCCTGTAAATCTTTTTCTTTTCTTTTTTCTTCCCTCGCTTTTTTAATACGTTCTTCAATAATATTACAGTATTCATTTGATAATTCACTTCCAATAAAATTTCTATTACTTAAAATACTCATTTTTGCAGTAGTTCCACTTCCCATAAAGCAATCATAAACTAAATCATTTTCATTGCTCCAAGTTATAATGTGGTCTAAACATAATTGTTCTGGGAACATTGCAGGATGTTCAAAAGCAAAAGTATCTGATGTTGTATTTCCTTTCCCTGTTGCATATTCCCAAATATTATATCTATACCCAAGTTCTTCAACTAATCTTTGTTTTCTATCTCCAAGTACGCCATCCTTTTCTCTTACGGTTGTTTTGCCAAACGTATAAGTTCCTCCGTATTTATTTTTTCTATCTTTTATTAAGTTAGTTGTTTTCGGTTTGCCTTTGCTTAATACAAACATAAATTCAATAGCATCTCTATATCTTCCTTTATGTGGCAATCCTCCGCTTGTTTTAGAATAAATCATTGTGTCATAGACATTAAATCCGATACTTTGAAAATATAAACATTGTTTAAATGATGTAAGGCTTTTATTTCCATTCACAGTAGCATCTTTTACAACCCAAATAACAACTCCACCTTGTTTGGTTATTCTATATAATTCTTTTGCAATATCCTCAAATGGAAATGAATACCCCTTGTAATCTCTTAAATTATCGTAAGGTGGAGATGTTACTGTTAAATCCACAAAACAATCGGGCATTTTTGCCATTGTTTCTAAATTGCTTTCATTATAATTCTTGTTTATCTCAATCATTTTTTTAAATTTTTCAAATTAATATTTACCATCGCACAAAAAAGAAAAGAAAAAGCGTTTGCGTTCCAATTCAAATTATGTGGTAATAATCCGCACCAGCAGGTAACAGCGTATATAAGAAATGGCACATAAACATTTGTGCTAACTTTCAACATTCTACAAGTGCCACTTCTTATATACGCAAAACGTTAGGTTCAATTAAATTATTGTTTTGAGTTATTTAATAAATTTACATCTAACCCAATAAAGTGTCATATTAGGTTCGTGCTGTGTATGTAGTGAATAAAAAAAACATTTAGTTGCCCCTTTCTTTTCATATTCTTCAATATCATCTTGGAATTGTTTTAAATCCTTATACATCTTACTTTCCACATATAACTCGCTACCATTATATTCAAATTTAGGTGTAGTTACTTGAATTATTTCTAATTTAGGTTTTAATGTAACCTCGGATTGACAAAACCATTCCCCATTTATTAAATAGATGTTTTGGTCTGTATCCCACTCTATTTTTTTAATTAAACCTTCAAATAATCTATCGCCAGATTTTACAATAACTAAATCTTTTTCTTTCATAATTTTTTTATATGGTAAAACAATAATTTAACAAAACCTAACAAATGATAAACAACATTAAAACGATTGTTTATCATCAACCGTTAGCGGCAATTACTTCTGCACCATAGTATAAGGTCGATATTCGCCATTCACATTCAATCTATCTAACAATCTTTTCACTCTTTCATAAGTTCTCGGTGTTACAGCCCAATCATCAGGCATCTCAATACCGTCCTTATCAAGTATCTTCCATGTAACTGCCGCTAACACATTATTTGCGTCAGTGTGGGCGATGTGCTTTTTAGAATCTGTGTGCATATTTTGAACTTTAGTTTGTTAAACAATCTTTGGTGGTGTAATGCCCCACCGAACGCAAATAATCGGAACGTTATGGCGAAATTCGCTTCGCTTTACGGTAGTAATTACAGCACATAATACATTATTGTATTGTTATCGGGGTCACAGAACATATCAATATACACCGCCCCAACCCACTTTCTAATCCGAAAAGCATTGCCTTCGGGATATATTGTGAATGGCTGTGTGCTTCGGCATATTGTATATTTACCCCCATATTGTTCGGATAATCTTTGTTCGATTCGGTTAAGACCTGCTTCATGTTGGTCAAACGATGTCTTGTGTATAATCTTCTTGTTGCTCATTTGGGTCAGGGATTTGTGTGTTTAAAATGGTGGCCGCAAATTCTTGTATTAGTATTTTGTAGGTATCCCAATGGTGTACGTTCATCTTACGTGTGCTTAGTGAATCACCAACCATGAAGTATTCTGATGAAACATTGTAGATGTCTGCTACCATTGGGATAAACCTGTTTTTAAGGTACAAATGTACTTGTTTTTCTGTTAATTTATGACCTAATTTTTCAAATGATGATTGAATTATAGGGATGACCGTTCCCCAATAATAGGCGTTTTGTTGGGATGTTCTACGTCTAACTTCCATATATGTTCAATCATTTTGAAATACCTAAGTATAAGTTTGTCATTCGCTTCAATCCAATCAAGGATATTATCTCTGCCATTTATTACGGTTGAGTGGTCACGCCAACCCAAATTGCTGCCTATGCGGGTGAGTGAAATGTTTTCTTTCCATAATATGTACATAATAATTTGTCTTGGATATACTACTTCACGCTTGCGTATAGGTGAACGCAGAACTTCGGGGTCAACCCCCATTGCAACCGATAGTTCATCAATAAACTGAGCAAGAGGATTAGCCTTCCTAAATTTCAGCGTCTTACAGAACTTAACGTATTCCTTTTCGGGGTCAAAACCGTAGGTCAATCCCAAATGTTTTATAAATAAATAGCTATTCTCGAACTCCATTACTTTTCTATTGTTAGTTTAACTTTTGTTGTACTTGATTTAATTGGGGGATTGATTGTATCCACCTCACCCGTGTCTTCGTTTACTAATGTCATTGGCTTGGTCAACGTTTTAAGGAACTTCTCACGGGCTTTACGGGCATCGGCATTGCGCTGTTCAGCATTGCGGTACATCGTCCACTCCATGTCCTTGCAGTTTTCGTAATCGTATTTAGTGCCCACTTCTGCGATAGTAAACTTAACCCCGTGTTGGGTTACTTCTTTGCCGTGCTTTTCTACCTCATCAATCAGGTAAGAGTGTATAGCTTCTTCGCTTTGTTCGGCTATCTCCCGCAGGTTTCTGAGCATAGCAACCATTTCCATAGCTGTGTATGAACCACCGTCAACGGCTGATTTAATCTGCTCAACGAATGATTTGCGCTGCTCGGCATTGCACCCCTTAAACAATGCAGCTATTGACGGGGCTGTTAATTCCATTCTTTCCATGTTAGTCTAATTTAGATGTTACCCATTCGTGAAACTTAGTTGCAAGCGGAAGCATTTGCTCGGTGCTAATCTTACCTGCTACACACAAATCTTTTGCGTATGACAAGCACATAGTAACCGCTTCCTTTTTGTGGTCTTTGCTGTACCCACCTTTGCCCCCGCCAAATGCAGGGCGATTAGGTTTGATTGTGTAGTACACCCCCGTGCCGTCTGCTTTTTGTTTCTCTTCCACGATAGCATCGGTTTCCATGCCTTCGGTGAATGTGGTTTGATTGTCTTCCTTTGTGCGGTAATAACACCGCTTCCCGTCCTCAAGGGTAATAGTGTAAGTCCACAGCCCGTACTGATTTTTTTCGGGCAACTTCTGAATTGATTTAATTTTTACCATAAAATTGAAAATAAACGTGTGATTAAATTATTTTTCTTTACTTTTTTCTTACCGAATATGCTTACATAAATGATAAACTTTTCCATGAACTTAGCTTGCATAGCTTCATCCCGTTTGAAATTGGTTATCCAACTATAAAACTCATCAGGCGTTTTGAATATCTTATACCTGTCATACCTACCCCCAAACATTGCGGGGTACTTTTTCAAGGTGCTAACTTTGTCTTGGAAATATTCGCACTTACCCCCTTGATATTCTCCCCACATAATCATCAGGGGGTACTTCGATTTGTCGCAATCAACTCTTGTAATCATGTGCCATGAATGTTAATTTGTCCTTAATTGATTTACTTAGTGTAAGGGTTTTTGCCGTAGTAGTCCATAGCACCTCAACCGTTTCCCCTTTGGGGTAGTAGATAGTCCCTGTATTACGCAGGTAGGCCGCAATATCATCAGCAACGTGGTGATTCAGCCCCACCAAATCCATTTCAGCTATCATCTTTTCATCTACATACCCGATGAAGTTACCGTTGAACGTAATACCTATGTTCCCGTCCTCTTGGTGTACCCACAACTTGTTCATACGGTTTGAGTGGTTTTTAAAAGTACAATCTGCTTTTCGAGTTCGTGTATCTTATCTGAGATTTCACGGTGGGCTATGATATTGTGGGCTATGATTTCCTCACATCCCACCGCAGTTTCACCCCTGAATATTCTATCGGTTTTGCGCCACGCATTATACACCGTTCTGTCGGGGTAAATACACACCATTACATCCATGTGTGTGCCATTCTTTGCTTCTGATTCGATTGCGTCAAGTATTAACGCAACGTTGTTTAAAATTGCTTGTTTGTCCATATCCGTGTTGTTTAAATTGTTTCACAAATGTAATACTAATTTTGTTTTCCACCAAATTTATTTTTTATCAACGGGTCAAACCCATAGTATCTCAGGTGTTTATCTTGTATGTCGAACATTTCTTTTCGGGTTTGTCGAATGTTATTCACGATATATTCCCGTGATGCTTTACCCTTTAATGTGAGGTAATACTCACACTTTGTTCTGAGGGTATGGATGTACGGGTAAATTGCCCGTGCTTTATTTTTTAGTTTTTCGTTCATGGCTTATCGGGTATTTGTTTCACACAATAATTTCAGCCCCATGCGCTCACTTTTATACAGCGTCATGCGTTCGTTACCCGATAAATGGGGAAATACATCGGTTGTCTTTACCCTGATACGGGGGTTCTCTTGTTTCACGATTCTTTGGCACTCTGCCAATACTTTTAAATCGTATTTTTCGATTGTGTTATACATATTATTTTAGAATAATTGGGTTAGTAAATAATAAACTATGTAGCCCGCACCCCCTATCAATAGGGTAATTTCCCATGCTTTTCTGTTCATGGCTTTTAGGCTGTCATTTAGGTTGCTTAGGTGTCGTTTCATTTTTTAATTGGGTTTGTTTTAATTCGTATGCTTCTATGATTTTCCTGCACCTTTCATGGTAATAGTGGCGACTTCCCCGCCTCATGTGTTTACAATCCTTTCTCCTGATAGGGTACACTTTATCGGTTTCCCTGTCCTTCAGGTAGGGTACTTTGTTCCACCTGAATGTGAGGTATTTTTTGGTTTGTCGCATTACAGTCAGGGGCATGGTGTTATCCTTTTAGTATAAATTTTTTAACATAATTAGCTGTCAATTTCCCGCTATCAATAAAGCCCTGAGTAATTGGGATAAGGGTGATATGGATATATTTACCCACTACTTCAGCCCGTTCCACGTTGTAACTACTCAGAACTTTATTGTAATTTTCGGGGGTGTATTTAATTTTCACGGGTTAGTAGCTCCATTTTTGCCATTTCATGCCTTCGCATAGGGCATCAGATAGCACGGTAAAAAGGCTTTTATACAGGGTTGGTAGTGTTTCCCATTGGGTTATTTCTACCCCATTAATAAAGTAGGAAATATAAGCCTTGTTTGTTTCCTTTTCGGTTGCTAATACACTTAGGCATTTGCCGTGTATTTCGATTGATTCTAATACTTTCATGCTTTTACGATTTTAAAGTTTTGTTTATTGTAATTGGTTGACTTCAATAGGTCATTCATTTTACCCCTACAAACTGGATACGGGGCTGTTTTAACCACTATTTCACCCCTGTACAGTAGATTGTATAGTTTTGGGGCTTTAGTTGATTTAGGGGCTTTATTTGTGGGCAAGCCGTAACCTGCCCACATTTTGGAATAGATATTCATACACTAATTATTGTGTAAGTGTTTAAAAATCTGAACTTTGCGAAGCAGTTGCCTGTATTTTGCTTCGAGTTTTTCATGGCTGCGGGTGCAATATCCGCACACAGGCCGCCCGTTTTTCATTAGCATCAGGGAATGAACGCCCGATTTTGAGGTTGAAATGATTAATTGCATGGCTGTATTAATTAAATTGCGACCGTTTCATTTTTTACTTTCCTGTTTATTAAACGGGTTGGGTATCCCGTAAATCTGTACTCCCTTAAATCGTGCCCTATTAAAGAATATTCTTTTTGTCTGCCTTGTTTATCGGTATAAAAAACTCCCGATTTTTCAAAGTTCAAAAATTGGCTGTTGGTTTCATAGGTTGAAACATCCTCCCAACCGAAGCCGTAATTCTGTTGAATAACTGAGAAATAGCTGTACTTTTTCATGGTATTAAATATTTAAAGGTTTAAAAAATTGATTAATTTGTGCGGGTTAACCCTGCGAGGGTTGCACGGCCTAACCGTACCCGCTTTGTGTTAAATTGCCCGTATATATTCCACCTGTTCAGCGGGGATATTATGGCAGCCTATTTTGATATATTTGGGGCTTACCTCACTAACCGAATAATTTAACACACTGTCGCCTTGTCTCAACGTGCCGTTTTTATATGCTTCGGCATATCTTTTTGCCACGTCAATAGGCAATTTCACGCCCTTGCTTGTTTCAACTTGCCCGTCAATAACCCGTAAAATAGTAATGTCTGACAAGTTGATATATTTATTTAGTATAAGGCGTTCAGAAGGTTTAATTTGCTCGCTTATCTGTTCATATGGTAAGCCCGCCCGCCACAGTTTTATATACTTGTAAAAAAGTTTGCTGCCCTTTTCCTGAATGATTTTAGCTTCTTTTTTGGCTGCTTCGGCCTGTTTACTTACTAACTGTTCAGCGTTTTCAAAGGTAAGTAAAAGCAGTTTTTTCAGTTCTTTAGTAGGTTTAACGGCCATAAATTCACAGTATGTTTTAGCCTCATTTTGCAGGTGCTGAATAGCGGTAAAATACTTTTCAGGCTTACGGGCTGTTCTCATTGCTTTTAAATTCGATTCTATTTCACGTTGCCACGTACTGAAATTATCTGAATGACTGCCGTCAATATATGGGGCGTAAACTTTTGGCAAATGTGAACAGGCTGCCCGAACTATTGAAATATGTTTTGCAGTTGTATTGCTATATGAACGGGTTGTAAATAGCACCTTCCCGTTTATATGCTTTGCAATAGGAAAGTGACGCCCATATGAATAGATAGTGTCACCGTCAAAATAAAAACTACGGTTTGAATTGGTTGCTTCGCTTTGTACTTTGTTTGCCCAATAGTGAGCAACGGTTTGAGGGTCTAAAACTTTTTTCATGGTATTAATGATTAAATGATTAATATGGGGTTAATTTTTTAACGAGTACAAAGGTATAGCAAATGTATTACGTGTCAATACCCTGAACACAAAAAAACATATTTATTTTTGCTATGCACTGAAAATCAGCACAATATTTTTACACTTTGTAATACATTTAGAATGGTTCTAAATAATATTTCCCCTTCATACGCTGTTGAAAAGGTAGTTTATACACCGTCTATTTAACATAATATTAAACGGAGTGGGCGGGGTTATTACTCTTCCTTACAATCAAAATACTGATAGTTTGACCTGCAAAAGTACAGTATTCATTTGCCACCCCCAAAATTGAGGATATTACCCCTTGTTTCATTGCCCTGTAGGTTTGTTCTGTATATTTTGGCTTTACCCCTTATCTGACAAGGGTTTGCTTTGGTTAGTGCTGCGTGCATTGAGCGGGGTTTGAGGTTGTAATGAGCGCAAAGTGAAACCAACGTACGCCAAACTGTTAATTCATTACCCCGTGAATAGATATAAACTTTCATAAATACTGATACTTTGAGGAACAAAAGTACAACATTTCACCCCAACAAACAAGTGGTATCAATTCCTTTTTAGGGGTTAATATCAAATGATAATTATTCTCATTTAGGAATGTTTCAATCTAAAGTTTTAATTCAGGCGGGAGGGTGCAACGTGCACACAATCAGCCCCAAACAGGGGGCAGCCCCGAAACGGGGTAGGGGTGTTTTTATACGAACACACGAGGCACGGATTGGGGGGGATAACCAACATCTTGAGCACAGGATTGTGATTTTGGGGCAACTCCCGTAAATAAGCATTGTTTAACCCCCCGTCACTGACAATGGATAATGAAATATGAGTTATTGCCCTCCCCCAAAAGGGTATGGGGTCAATGCCACGCTTTTTTACAAAGGGTTATTAAATTAGCTATACTCCCTTTTAGGGTAGTGGTTTAGCCAACATCTTGTACAATGTTGTGTTTTTTGTGTAACCCCTGTAAATGTATGGGGGGGGGGGGTTATATGCCGTATGGGGGTTTTTAAAATGGGGG